TATGAAACATTCACAACATGTGAAGCTTGTGGTATAGCACCACCTCCACCTCCTCCAGATTATGTTACATATCAGTTTGATGCTTGTTGTGGGGGAACCCCGTTGATCTATAGTATTGATTCTAATACTATTGTTGATGGTGATGTATACTTATATACAGGTCCTTCTGTAGGTCCATTAGTTCCAGGTTGTTATACACTTACACGTTTAGGAAGCACGGTAGCATTTCCTTTTGTAGATCCATTTGATCTTGCAGAAATAAATAGTTGTGCTGATCCTATATGTCAATCTTATTGTAGCCCTTGTCAGTGTTATGCTTTTACTTCTAAAGCACCAGGAGGTTCAGTAGATGCTCTAGATTGTAATGGTGATCTTGTTACAATCATAGTAGCTCCTAACAGTACTTCTGATAAATATTGCTTATCTAAAATAATAAGTCTCAGCGGTGTAGTTCCTATATCATACGGCCTATGTGCTTTTATTAATGGGGAACATACGTGTGCAGATTGTTATACGCTATTAGATTGTGAAGGTATACTTGATCCAATAACTTCAACTAATCCTGCATTAGCACAGTATGCAGGTACAGGGCAGAGTATTCAAATAGAAGGTTCGGATACATGCTGGAATGTTATATTTGATGATAAGGAATTCTGTGATTGTGCTGTAAATACAACTGTACAGTTTGTGTATCAATCATGTTTAGAATGTAATTATCCACAAGCTTACAAAGTTACTGAGTGTAATACAGGTGCTGTAATTTATACAACATCTGATTTATCAACTTATGTAAACACAGGCGCTACTCTTAGTTTAGATTGTGGAGGTTGTTGGTTTATAGAAGAGATAGAAGGTATTCCTCCATCTGATCAACCTGTAACTGTAATTGATAGTTATACTGATTGTGTAAAATGTAATACAACTTACTATACACTCATTAAGTGTGGTGATAGTTCAGATAGAATTTATACAATAACTGATTTATCTACTCTTGTTGGTCAAGTTATTACTCTGCAGTTTTGTCCAGGTGAATGCTGGCAAGTAATAGAAGGAGGAGAAGAAGGTGGTATAGTATTACCTGAGAATTCTTATGATACTTGTTCTGAATGTATGTTGGCTAATAATACATGTCAATGTCAAACAGTAACAAACAATGTAGGAGCAGGACTTAGGTTTAATTATTATGACTGTAGTGGTGTACTACGTATTACTCCATCATTAGCTTTAGGGGCAACTACAGCTAAGACATGTATGTTAGCGTTTACTAATGCTGACCCAGCTGATGTTACTAATTATGGTGACTGTACACTTAATGTATGTCCACCAGAACCGTCACCTATTCTATACAGAGCTGTAACACCGGGTTATGGAACTGCAGTATGTAGTACGGAATACTATGAGACAGTAGTATGTGCATTCTCTGAATGGATGTATAAAGATGTATTAGAACAAAGATATGGAATTGCAAACTGTTGCCCAGATGAACTCATGAGATGGGAAATCAAGCATGAGATGTTAATGCTTGATATACTAGTTAATCCAAACTATGTATGCCAAGGAGTAAGTGGATGTGGTTGTAATGAAACGCATACTCCACCACGTCCTTGCAATTCTTGAGAATAATTTGTATATTATAAATATATGTAAAGTATGAGACCGTTAAATTTAGATAACTCACCATGTACACCAACCGCAAGTAATTGCGTGATTTGGTCTGGGCCCAATATTCCTTGTATCAAACTATGTACTGGTGATACAATTTCTGACGTAGTATTTAAGTTGGCTACAGAGTTGTGTACTCTTCTTGATCAGACTAATGTTACTACTTATGATCTTGCATGCTTTAACTTAGCAGCCTGTCCTCCAACTACATTTGATCAGTTGATTCAATTGTTGATTGACAAGATTTGTGCACTAGAAAATATTGATCTTACAACTACGACTACAACAACCAGTACAACTTCCCCAGGCAAAAGCACAACCTCAAGCGCACTGGTATCTGATTACTTGCTTACGGCTGCACCTTGTCTGGGTGGTGGTACTATTGGATTGGTAGACTATGTGAATTTGATTGCTACAAGACTTTGTGAAATTGTAACAGAGATTACTGTAATTAATGCTGCAATTAACTCATTAGACATTAGAGTTATTGCTCTTGAGTCAGCACCAGTACCAGTATTTGTATTACCAACGTTTACACTTCAATGTGCAATTAGTACTTTGCCAGCATTGTCTGTTCAAGCAATTGATACTGTATTGGAAGCATTCATTAATGATGAGTGGTGTCCATACAAAGCAACGTTTGGAACTTATAGCAATTTGTCTACAGCAGTAACCAGTCAATGTGTTTCTGCTCTTGATGATGCATTAGCTGCTCAATATAGTTCTCCGGGAACTACAATGCTTGGACAGTATCCAGCTTACATTGGAACACCCACTACAGTAGCGGATGCAATAAACAATATTTGGATTGCTCTATGTGATGCACGTAATGCAGGAAAAGCAGATACTACAGTAACAGCTGGAGATAATGTAACTGTTACACCTACAGTAACAGTAGTAGGTGCTAATCAAACAACAGACTATTTAATTGATGGAAAAGATACTGTAGTTGCGGCAGGAGATAACATTACTATTACGCCAGCTGGACCAGTTGCAGGAGTCACTACTTATACAGTAGATGGATTAAGTACAGTAGTAACTGGAGCTGATGATATTGTAGTAACACCAACAGGACCGGTAGCGGGAGTTACAACTTATGCAATCTCAAGACCTAAACAAAACTTTTTTGATCAAGTAGTAGGGTGGGCTGATGTACAATTTGATCCAGGACCAGCAACTTACCATTTTCCATTAGGTTATTCAGGTTTAACTTATACAAATGCTACTGGAGCAACTAAGACGTTTGCAGTTCATGTGAATTATGATACAAGTTTAACAGGTCCTGGTACAACATTGAATAACAACATTAACTTGATTAACTGGTTAGACGGTGCTATCATTAAAACTGTTGTCGGTGTTGATACTGTACAGTATGAAAGCTTTGCCGGAAGATTGGATATCAGTGGTTCATTATTTAACGGAATCTTAGCAACAGATATTGTAAACTTGACTAGTACAGAAACTGTAGTAACTACACCTGGCAATTATCCTGTTGAGTTTAGATTTTTGAATGGTGAGATACAAAGAAACATTGCTTTCTTCTCTATGGTAACTTTGAATAATGGAGAATCAGTTAGTCTTAAGTTTAAGGCAAAGGATGCGCTGACACCTGCACTCCTTGGTAGAGCTCAGATTCTTGTAACAGAATTATAATATTTAAAAGATGGCAACTAATTGCACAAACTGCGGATGCAGTAATATTAATTGTGGATGTAAAGATTCATTTCTAACTACACCACCACCTTGTCCAACTCCTGAAGGTTGTCCAGATAGACAACCCTGTTCAGAAATATTTGATGCACAGTGTGTAGTTTATACTGGACCTGATTTACAGTGTGGATTAGATGATGTTGTACTAACTAACACTCCACTTAATCTTGCTTTAGAAGATATCATTGGTTACTTCTGTGAAAACACAACGGTAAGTCAAAATCTAATTTGTGGATCAGATACAGTTGTAACAGCAGGTACTCCTATTGTTCAAGCTATAAGTGACGTAGTAGAATATTTTTGTGAAAACCTTGGTGGAGGCACGGTAATAGTTGATGGAGGTAATGGTGTTAATGTTACATCAAATACTGTTGGTGATATAACAACGTATACAATAGAGACACTGGGTGCTTTTTTAGCACAAAGTTTTCCAGAACCGCTACCTAACCAAGTTCCCGCGGCAGGCTTAAATCTGTATAGCGGTGTTACTCAAAACATGGCTGAGCAATATGATGATGACAATGCATATAGTCAAGTTACTGGTCTTTGGACATGTCCTGCAGATGGAAGATATAACTTAAGCTTTTATGTACATCTATCAAATGAAACTATTTCAGTTGTAACAGGTTTTGCAAGTGGAATGGTTGTAGCAGGTATAGTTAACGAAGGTACTGTAGGTTACTATGCAATAAACACAATGGCAGTAAATCAAATTGTTAGGCATATTGATATTACAGGACAAGCACTTGGGATAGAGTTAACTGCTGGAACACAACTAAAATTTAATATACTCAACTTAACAAATGTTAACTATTCATTCTGGGCAGGTGATGTAGCTAGATGGGGAGTTCAAAGAGTTGGATAAGATATGTCGCGGTTAGTTGGTTTCTGTGACTGACAAGTGGGAACCCCGGGCAAATGAGCCTGGGGTTTTCTATATTTAGTATATTTGCTTAACTTGATTATTTTTCGTATATTAAATAGTATAGAATGGCTAGAGAATTTAGAGTACCAGATGTCAAAGCTCCAAGGTTTAGACAAGATGCAGTGAATGTAATAGACAAAGAGTTCTTTGCAAGGTTTAAGGAGAAACATCCAAAACACAAAAACATCAGTGAAGCTCAGATAAGAGAATTAATTAAAAGCTTCAATGAAACACTTTGGGAAACTGTAATTGAAACAAGAGATGGTGTACAGTTACCAGAGGGACTAGGTATGATATTTATTGCTACCTGTCAAAGTAGTGGCGGTAGAAATATAGACTATGCTAAGTCTAGAAAGTATGGTATAGCTGTTAGCAATAACAATTGGGAAACAGATGGTAAGCTAGCTAAGATATTTTATACAAGTTATGCAAGTAAGTACAAGTTTGCCTTCAGAGAATGTTGGAGCTTTACTGCATGCAGGAATTTTAAAAGAGCTGTAGCTAAAGCGTATCCTGAGAACTGGAACATGTATGTTCAGGTTGATGCAACAAAGAAACTCAGGAAACTATACACAGCTATTACTTTAAAAAACATGAACATAAAAGAGCAAAATGCTCAGTTGAATACATATAATGAATTTGATCTATGACAACTGTTGGAGAAGCAATAACAAGAGTCAGAGCCGCACTTAAAGCTGTAAAGGAGGATGCCTTCCTAACTGATAGGAATATCTACTTTGCTATAAGTAAATACGGAAAGACTCTTCTTAAGAGAGAAGACAACCAATACAGATTGATGAAGATCAGTTCATTGTTTTCTGTATTACCCTATGTAGAGCTTATAGATGTTGATAAAGTAGAAGCAGGTTGTACTGGGGTTTATTCTGGATGTTATTTCAAAAGAAGTAAAGAAAAGTTGCCCACTTTGTTTGATGGAGCTATGGGTCCTGTTATACGCTTGGTAAGTTCTATAGATGGAACTACACAGTTGTTCAAGACAGAGAGACCTACCTTTGCATCTATGGCAAAGACCACAACATTCAAATATAATAAGAGACCGTACTTCTGGTACTTAGATGGGTACTTGTATGTACCTAATGTAGATTGGGATGCTGTAAGAATAGAAGCTATCTTTGAAGGAAACACTTCTGATTTTCTTTGCCCTTCACCACAGTCTTGCGATCTTAAACAAACTTTACCATTGCCATTTCCTGACTATATTTTTTCAGAGATTGAGCAGTATGTAATTAAAGAATTTACAATTACCATGGGAATACCAGTTGATGGTTCTGATGATAATCAAAACATACTTAGATAATGGACTTTAACTACACATTCAAATACAGAACATTTGATGAGTTACTCAATGATGTTCTTGTAGACTTTCAGGTATTCTCATTGGAGAACATGATTGATCCGCAAACCCTTATTAAAGTTGCTAGAAGACTTAACTATGATTTGGGCTTAAGAATCAATCAAACCAAAGAAGTGATATTAGATGTAGAACATGGTAAAGTAAAACTACCAGATGACTTCTATACATTTAATTATGCATTAGTGTGTGGAGAATATTCAGTTGCTGTAGGCAATGATATGGGCGGAACTAACATTCAAGAGGTTCCTTACAGAGAGGTTCCTGCAAATCCTGATGTTTGTGCAGCACCTACAGTAAACTGTTCTACTTGTAATGCTAATCCCTGTAATCATACAGCGGCTTGTTCTGGTGCCGTAAGACCACCAGACAATTATCTTCCGGGAGAGTATGACCCTAATAGTCCTTTTGGTAATACATGTATAAGACCACGCGTGTTTATGAACTGTAAAGGTGACCAGTATGAGTTAATCCAAGTTGTAAAGCCTGGAGTAACTCGTACATTTAGGGTGCTTATCCCTTTAAGAATGAAGCCTAGTCAGAATATAGATTGTCAGTGTCCTAATCTTTACTGGAATGCTCCAAATGAAGGTTGGCTTAAAAATGGTTTTCTATTCACTACATTTCAAACAGGGAAAGTATATCTAAACTTTCAAGGCCAGATGGAAGATGATGATGGTAACTTAATGGTTCCAGATCATGATCTTCTTAATGATTACTATGAGTATGCTTTGAAACAAAGAATACTAGAGAACCTCTTCATGAATGGTGAAGATGTGTCACAAAGAATTCAGCTTATAGAGCCTAGAGTAAGGGCAGCAAGAAATCAAGCGCTTACTTTAGTGAATACTCCAAACTTTGAAGAAATGAAAAGGCTGTGGTGGGCTAACCGTAAAGCACAATATGGTAAGTACTATGACATGTTTAAGAGTCATCCTATTGACCCAGCTTATTTTAGATATTATACAGGATCAAGAGTAATATGATATGGCTAAAGAATCACAAGGTATTGATCAGAATCAATTAAACACTTTTGTTAAAGGTCTCAATAAAGATCTTGATCCGTCATTTGTAGCAGAAGGTATGTGGACGCATGCGCGTAACGCTACTAACAACACAAGAGAAGGTGATGCCGGCAGTTTATCTAATGAACCCGGAAATGTTTATTGTACAGAAGCAGGTGCTACATTAACAGGAATTAAGTACATCATAGGTACTATACATTTATTTAGTGATAAGTGGATTCTATTTACTGTAGTTTATCAGAGTGAAGCCTCTAACCTTATAACGGGATGTGAGATTGGTTTACTTGAAGAATCAAGTTGTAATTATAGAATAATTGTACAAGACACTTGTTTAGCATTTAGCAAATGGAACTTGATTACGGGAGCAGCAAGAAAAGTAAATGATTGTTCTTGGCAAGTGTATTGGGCGGATGGAAAAAATCCAGACCGCTATATGAATATTGGTGACCCACAAACTTGGCCAACTAATGACTATCAATGGGTAGGTAATAATCAATACTCTAATGGACCAAGCACAATTCAATGGCCTGGTGTTGCATGGAAACAACTATGCCATACAGATAATGGTTGTCAACAAACAGAACCTGATGTATGGCCTATAGGCTGCCCAGGACTTTATGATTGTATTACATGTGTAGATACTTCTGCATTAGACTGTGATGAGCTTAGACTATCACGTCTAATGCAGACACCTTGTATACAAGTATCCCCAGGAAAAGCTGGAGGTAATTTAAGAAATGGTTCTTACATGGCTTTAATAGCCTATGCTATTCAAGGAACTAAAGTAACAGACTTCTTCTCACCCAGCAACGTACAGCCAATTTGGTATAACAATGAAACTACAGGTGCCCTAGAGATTGACATACAAGCAGATCAAGTACACTTTGATGAGTTCATACTAATCATAGTAGCTACAGTGAATCAAGCTGCTGTTGCAAAACAGGTAGGTATATATTCTACTAGTACTACAAAGATCTATTTAGATCAAATCAAAGAAGATATTCCAGCATACCCGCTTGAGCAGTTACCTATACAAACACCGGTATATGAAACATCAGATCAAATCCTTGAAGTAAACAATTACTTATTAAAAGTAGGACCTACTACAAAGTTTGATTTTAACTACCAGCCGTTAGCTAACCTGATTAAAACTAATTGGGTATCTGTAGAATATCCCTCTGACTATTATACTAAAGGAGGATACAAGCCAAGTTACTTACGCGATGAGGTATATGCATTCTTTATTAGATGGGTCTATAACACCGGAGATAAATCTGCAGCATATCATATTCCAGGTAGAGCGCCAAAAAAAGATTATATTGTTCCATGTACTGGACAAGAAGTGGCTGAGACAGATCTTGCCACAGGACCAAATACTTTGTTTGATCCTGAAAGAATCTTTGAAGTATATAACACAGCTTCAATAACATCACAACCTCCAGCATTTGGACCAGGAGCTGAGTTTTTACCAGACGGTGGTCAAGTTGTTGCAAGAGGTCAAATGGGTTATTGGGAATCTACTGAAAGATATCCTGACAAACAACCTAATATCTGGAACTCAACTGTACATTGCTGGACAAATGAAACTAATATAGACTATGATCTATGTGGTAAACCAATCAGACATCACAAGTTTCCAGATACAGGTGTAGGTAATGCTGGACAAGCGGCAGCACTTTCTCACTTTAGAAAGAATACATCAAACGGGGATACCTACATCAGAATCATGGGTGTAGAGTTTAATGGTATCATTTGCCCAAAAGATAATAATGGTCAAGACATCCCCAATATTGTAGGGTATGAAATCTTAAGAGGTTCAAGAGAAGGTAACAAAAGTATAGTAGCTAAGGGAATGTTGAATAACATGCGCCCTTATAACATTAATGGACAGGATACAAACAACTCAAGTAGAAGAAGAGGTCTTTATCCTAACCATCCATTTAATACAATCAAACCTCCAAATCCACAGAATAGCCAGGAATATGGAGTACTTAATCCGGGTAACCAGATTAATGATCCTTACATAAGAGTAGTGGATGATGAAGGTGAACGCGTGAATGTGAAACTGAATGATATGCCTAAAAACATCATGACGTTTCATTCACCAGATACTAACTTTAAGAATCCTTATATATCTACTCCAGAGTTAAAGATATACGGTAATATCAGAGGCACTGCTACACAGAGTTTTGTACAACCTGAGAAACATCCACAGAATAAACTTATAAGTAACTATGCTGCTTATCTATCATTTATGGGTGGTGCTGTGGAAGCTCTCATATCTTTACTTGGTCAAAGACATACAACAAATTCTGGACCTGGATACACAAGAAAGTTTGGACCAGACTATGAACAAGAAGAAATTGGAGGAGGTAGTGGTGACATGAGCTTTAACTTCTTTGGTGCCTGGAGTCCTATATTTGGTTCACAAACTGGATCTGGTAGTGGTGACTGGTCAGACTTAGAAGGTAATGCTGGAGTTACTGAAGAAGATGAATACACAGAGAATGGTACAGATGATAATACTGATGACTTTGTAGGGACAGAAGGTGATCCTACTGCAAACCCACCTACTCCAGCATCAGGGCCATTAGCAGTTTATAATGAGGCTTGGTCTAATTACTGGAATGATGGAGGCTCATGGGATGAAGCATTTGATCCTGATGGTACATCCTTGTCAGATATCTACGATAACTTTAATGATGAGGGCGGTTTTTTCCGTGGAGGTTACTATACGCCACCAAGTCAAACTTCAGATGTATCAAAGTTTCAGTACTTCAAAGGTTCACCTTTACAAACAGCTTTATCTCTAGTAGGTGTATTAAATCCTTTGTTGTATTATTTCTCTGAAGGGGCTAGTATTACATTAGATATTATCTATGCACTACTTCCATTTAGACAATATGCTCTGCAACTACAGGCGCATGGGTTCTATGATACTTTTGTAGCCCAAGCTTGTAACTCAGATTTCCGTTTTAAAATAGAAGATTCATTTTACTTAAAGGATTCAATTCAGGATGCAAAACCGTATTTTGACGGGGAACAGAAGTATTATAGAATCAACAACCTTAAAAGACAAACAACTTTTGTAATACGTACAGTAGATGGTGATGACAATGATACGGGCCCTGATTATATTACTGACTCAACTTCTGTGTCAGGTTATGCAGATACATCTTTAGTAACTATAGGAACTGCAATTAATAATCAATTGGCTCCTGCACCATCCTTACCGGCAGGTGGAAACCTATTTGATGACAAACATAATAATGAAAGTTTTAATACAAATATAGCAAGTCACTATGCAGGATTAAAGTATAGAATTCAAAACCAGTATGGTCAACTAGATTCAATTAAGTTAATCCCAATTACACCTTGTGAACAAGATATTCCAGATGTAGATATTACTGTAACTAGTACTTTCTGTACAGGATACAATTACTATAATGAACCTTTCCAATACCAGCTTAAATTAAAAGTACTGCCTCCTACTATATCTTTGTTCAATGGTGATACTTATATCAATAGATACACAGAAAAGAACACAATGTTCTTCTTCTATGATTGGTTGTATGGCCAGCCAGATGGTGTAGAGTTTAATTATTTAAACCGTCAGATGCTTCCTGAACCTAGATTCTGGATGAACTCTGCACGGTATGAAGTAAGTACTTTGTTTACAGATCCTACTACATGGCTTACTAACGTCAATGGTATTATGCCGGGTACTGGAGTCTTACCAAGAGGCTTCTATAATTTAGATCATGCTCCACCAGCAACAACAGCATGGTTGGCAGGTTTACTTCCACCACAGGGATACAATTATTCTAATGACAACTCTGGAGATACACCAGGTATATGCGGAGTAAAAGAATCTTACTTCTATTTAGCTACTTCATCTGTCAGAGACTTCTTTGTTGAGAGTGATGTAATAGTAGACTTTAGAATAGCAGGGGATGAACAGTGGCAGAAGTTTTACAATCCATATGAGTTTACGGATCTAAAGACTTTATTTAACATGAACCCTGATATTATTCAGAGAGGTAACTACTATAGATATGATTACTCATTGAGTATATCAAAACTATTTACTCAGTACTTCTCACAGGGTAACTTACAGTCAAGGTATTACAACCCAGCAGTAGCTAAGCTTTGCTACACCTATTATCCAAATAGAATCTTGTATTCTTTACCACAGAATGAGGAGGCTTCAATAGATACATGGTCATTATTCCTTACTAATAACTATAAGGATTTCACCGATAATATATCAGGAGTAAAGAACTTTGCAAAGACGGGTGTCTTCATAACATTTAAGAACTCTAGCCCATTAGTATTCCAGGGTAATGATCAACTTGAAACAATGTCTGGTACTAAAGTAACTTTGGGAGACGGTGTAGTGTTTGCACAAACACCACAGGCTATTGTAATAGCGGATAAACCATATGAGTATGGTTCATCACAAAGTAGCAGAAGTGTAATATCCACACCAGCCGGTTTATTCTATATGTCACAAAACCAAGGTAAGGTCTTTACTTATGCTGATGGATTGAATGAGATATCACAGAATGGTCTTAAGTGGTGGTTTACTATTTTCATGCCTTACAAGCTTACAGAAGACTTTCCAGACTATCCGCATCTAAACAATCCGGTAGCCGGAATAGGATGTCAATCAATCTATGACAGTCAAAACTCTATTGTCTATTTCTGTAAGAAAGATTACAGACTTAAAGAGCAGTTTAGAGGTCAGATAACATATGATGAACTGTTTAATACATTTAGAATAGGTAAGGTTCCAATTCAAGTGGGTCACCCTGATTTCTTTGATGATGCATCTTGGACAGTAAGTTATGATCCAAAGTCTCAGTTCTTTATTTCATTCCATGACTGGCACCCGGATTTACTTATACCAACAAAGACAAACTTTTTAAGTACGCAGAAGGGAACCTTGTGGACACATAATCAATCATGTACATCATACTGTACATACTATGGGGAGGACAAACCTTTTGAAATAGAGTTTCCTATTATTACAGGACAGACTGTAGTTACTAAGAGAAGTATAGAATATATTTTAGAATGCTATAAACGTTCTGACTATAACTGTGTTGACCAGTTTCAGGTACTTGACTTTAACTTTGACGGAGCCGTAGTATTTAATGCAGAACAAGTTTCAGGATATCTTAATCTTAATATCTTCCCTAAGAACAATGTGACACTAAGTCTGCAGTATCCACAGGTTAATCTTAACTCTATAGATATCTTATTCTCTAAAGAAGAGAACAAGTATAGATTTAATCAGTTCTGGGACATTACAAGAGACCGTGGTGAATTCCCTACAGGATCTAACTATCCTCCAACAGGACCAGTTATTCCAGGTACTACTGTTTTACAAGGACCCTACACTGAAGAGTTCCTATGGTTAACAGAACCTAACGGATATATCAAGTCATTAAATCCGGCAAATCTGGATTACTTAAAGCCTGAACTACAAAGAAAAAAGTTCAGACATTATATTAATTTCTTAAATTTATCCAGATCTGTCTCAGGTAATACGAACATGGTACTCAAGATAGTAAACAGTAAGAACATAATATCACCAAGATAATGTATAATAAGCGCTCCTTATCTAAAGATACTAAAGCTTCTAAAGCTCCTAAGAGTATATCTAAACCAAAAGATATTATACTAGACCCTATGGGTCAATGGAAATACCCTGGACAGAACACGAGAATCCCGGGGAATGATATTACTATGCAGGGAGTAAACTATCCTGTACTGGGTGTAGGTTCTAATGGTCAACAGCAAATGATGTACCCTGGCCAAGACTATAAGTTTCAAGGTGCAGAATATGTAGATGAATATCCGCAGATGAAAAAAGGAGGTGGCTTAAAATCTAAGAAGTATTCAAGAGACTTAGAAGCTACTAACTATCTGTTTCATGAGTCACCTTTATTTAAGAAACCTAAGTCTAAGAAGAAAAAGATCTATCATCCAAAGGCTAAACATTATCAAGAAGGCGGAACACCGTATAACTACAACCCATATGTTTCTAATGAACCAGAAGTAGAGGAAACACCAAGAGAATTTAATCCAATAAGAACTGAAAATGATCCGGAAGACTATCAGCAGTTCTTAGATTATTCTAATACAGCTCCTGAAAATAGAAGACCGGGTGAAAACTATACTTACGGTAACTCTAATGATTATGACCATTATGGTATGTGGGATGCATTGGGTAAACCACAGAACTTTAATCAAGCATTAGAAACAAACCCATGGTGGCAACCTGATGAGTATGACCAAATGTACCACGGCTTTAGTGTTAATCCTAACACAGGAGTATTTCTTAAGTCAGGTAAACCTGGAATGAAACCCGGGGATACTACATGGATGGAAGTAAAAGACCATTACCTTAGTGATAGATCTAACTCAAGCAACCTTACATTTAATCCTGACATCAATAGATTCCAGTACACACCTAATGAGAACTATATAGAAACAGAACTTACACCAGAAGAAATACAGCAGTATAAAGATGGTGGGTACATAGTAGAAGAGTTGAATGACTATAAAGCAGGTGGTGCTTTACTTACTAAGAAAGTAACATGTAAAAAGTGTGGTTGGAAATGGGATGCTGCAGATGGTGGTGATGATGTTACTACATGTCATAAGTGTGGTGGTCAAGGATTAATACATGCTCAGAGAGGAATAACTGTTAGCTCTCTTAATGATCCAAGACTATTGGCTTATAATGATAGCTTACAAATATTCAATGCTTCAAATAAAGGTTTGAACACTATTGCTAGAGGTGCTTATCCTGAAGATGTTTATGGTAATTTTATACACACTTTTAAAAGAGATAATTCTACATCAGATGATGATTATATTGGTCCAAGATCAAGAATAAGAATGGAACCAAGTGGCTATGCAGGAGGAGATTATGCTTTCCCAATGTTTGATAAACCTAAAGTTAAAGTAACTTATCAAGAACCTATACCAGAATTAAAAGTTAGACCACTTGACTCTGGAATTCCTGCATCAGCTAACGAGATTACTCCATTGAACTTAGGTATGCCAGTAAATAAGCCTACAACAATTGAGGCAGAAGACATAAGTAGTAAAATACCTATCTACAAGGAAGTAGTAGACTATGGATATTATTCTGATGGAACACCTTATATAAAAGGACGTAAACAAGTAATTGTAGGTTATGAAAATGTAGGTGGTAAGAATTACAAACGTGTACCTCTTGATCAAAAATCAATGAGAGGTTATAAAAAAGGTGGGCTTGTTAAAGCTCAGAATGGTAAATCATTTGGTGTGACTCAAGGTAACTATGGTAATACTTACTATGTCCATCCTGATAGACCTAATAGTATATATGTTAAAGAGGATGGTAAGTGGCTTATTAAAAATAGCAGCACAGGTTTTTATTTTGAACCAATTAAAGATCCAAAAGGAGAAAGAACAAAGAACTTAAACAAAAATGCAGTTAAGGCAACTCCCTTTCAAGTTGCTAGATTGGATAATTTAAGCCCTTATGAAAATCAAAGACAAAGTCAACATGTAGCAAATGTTGCAGGTGGTATGGATCCTAAGAAGTCTGAAAAACAACTTAGGAGTTCTATGGAAAAAGCAACATTTGACTACTGGTTTGAAACAGATGATTCTCAAATGCAAGGTAATGATGTTGCTAACGCAAAACAACTTTATGATAAAGGACTAAGTTTTCATGAAGGTTGGATGAATTCTCCAATGTATAAAAAAATGTTAGCTAATTCTATAAGCAAAGATGAATCTAAAATAGGTGAACAAAGAATAAAGAATTTTAATACAATTCCAAATCTACTTTTTGAAAAACAACCTGAAGATGAACCCCGTACTGGGGGTTTCTCAATGAGCAATAATGGACAAATTGTTATTCTTCCATATGGAGCGGGTGTAGCAGATTTATCGGGTCATGAACTAAGTCATTCAATTGATAGACCTGATTACACTACAAGTGTAAATAGATTAATTCCTCAAGCTGATATAAATTATATTCAAAATGCTACACCAACTCTTAATAACACTCCTAGGTGGAAAGATTATTCTCCTGATTGGCAACAACTAATTCTCAAGGATTCAGGATATCTACAAAAAGAACAGGATTGGATAGACTATGTATCAGAGCCAACTGAGGTCAGGGCCCGTCTTAATGCCATCAGAGCTACGGCAAAAGAGTCAGGTACATATGATCCCTTTACGCAAGAAGTAACTCCTGAGATATATGAGATGTTACAAAATATGAATTATGGTACTGAAGAAAAGGAAGGTTTCCATCCTTTAAACCAGTTAAAAGATATATACTCGGATGAGCAAATTATGGAAATGTTAAATACCATTTCTAAGAATGATAACTCTTCTGGTGACCAATTAAACATGGCTAAACTAGGAGGTATGACTATGGGCCAGGAAGTAGACTTAACTCCAGAGCAAGAAGCTTACTTAAGAAAACTAGGATACAAACTTGAAAGAATATAACAATGGCAAAGTTCAAGATAACAGGCTTACCTAAAGCGCAATATGGTAAGAACAAGATTACATTAGAAGCATCTCCTTTTAGTCTTAATGCAAACCAAGCACAGTTAGCTAGTAGTGTTTATGGTGAATATGATCCTGAGTTTTTAATTGGGGCAAGTAGGCCTATTGGAGGTTCAAGAGATCCACGGATTGCAAACAGTCTTTCTCTTACAGCAGGTTTACCATTAAATGGAACTGCATTACCTAGTATAAATGCTGGATATAAATTTAGATATAGACCAAGTTCAATGGGTGCGGGAGCTTTTGCTCCTACTACACAATTAGATGTGGGTGCCGGTTGGGACCCAACACAAGGTTTAAACTTTCAAGCAAAAGCAAATCCAAGATGGGAGTTTGCTAATAGAAGTGCAGATGCTTACCTAAAGCATAACTGGCCTGTAGGAGCATGGCGCGGATATGCTGGTCCATCAGGTGGAATTAACTTAAGACAAAATTCTTTTGTTACAGGACCAGCTGCTTATGAAACTAGTGAGAAAACTGCAGGTAATCTAAATTTATTCTATGGAGCTGAGGCAGGTATTGAAGGTAGACCTTTTAAAAAAACACCGCTAAGAGTCGGGCTTGATGCAAGTTTATTAATGAACATGGCTAAGAAACAAGCTGAACAATCATTTAATCCAGATACTGATTTTAATAAGTCTGCTACTGGCTTTACACCAATGATTAAAGCTAAAGTAGTATATCCACTTGGTACTAAATTTCCTAAGAAAAAAGAAGAGTCAGAAGAAAAAATTAGATTAGATGCTATTAAAGCTAATGATAAAAACTATGTAGTTGACGCACCTGTTATAACTGGCCCTGGAGTAGACTGGGACTATAAAGAAAAACAACAACAATCTGGAACACCTAGAGGTTATTTACCAGGATATGAACCTGAGACAGGAAATAAGCTATCTGAAGAAGAAGTAATGCGTAGATATAACTATGGTCCAACCCTTGAATATGGTGGGACTTCTGATGGTATCTATCTTGATTTAGATGATGATGAGATAGAACAATACAAGCAAGGTGGGTATATAGTAGAGGAACTTCCAAAAGCTCAGTTTGGTAAGAACAAAAGAAAGAAAGATCCAAACCAACCTATAGAGACAGCTACTTCTATTATGTCAGGTACAGAACCTGTAACTCCAAATGTGGTTCAGCCTGGAACAGATGCCTTTGATCTTAACGTAGGTACAGTAAATCATGATCCTCTTCTTACAGCTGCATGGAATAGAGCTGCAGCTTATGATAATGTCATGAATAAAGCTAATGAGCTAAGAGTTCAGAATGAAAAGTTGAGTGAAGATATTTGGCAAAAGACATTGGCAGAAAGACAAGCAAACTTTGACAAAGCTGGTAAGCATGATAAGATAGAACCATTACAAACTATTCCAATTTATCAATTTGAAGAAAGACAAAAAAAAGATCCTAACTATGTAAAGAGCTTAAAAGAACAAGGATATCTTATTACTACAGATAAAGAAAATGGAAAGGTAAACCTTTACCCAAAAACTGAGATTGAAACTAGGATTGTAAAGAATGGTCTTAGAACAAATGAGATAGTAAATAAACTTGGTATAGGTGACAAAAATTTAATTGATACAGAGTTTGCTGATGTTATTAAAGGTGCTGATGAACAACATGCGTATCAGACTAAACAAACTCTGCAAGATCTTATGCTTGATAAAGGTTGGAGTAAAGAAAAAGCTATTGACTATTTAGTAAACACTAAAAAGCTTGGTACCAAAGAAGGCTTAGAAAAAATCTATAACACAGACTTTAAAGACATAGATAAGAATGTAAGAAGCTATTATGCTTATGGTGAAGATTACATACCATCATACTTAGACAAAGATGGTAATATGGTCAATGATACAAGTCTAATTGGTAAATGGAAAGACAATGATATCATTACTCTTGCTAGAGATAGACGTTTTATTGATAGTTATGGTGCCAACATTACTTCTGTATCTCCAAATGATAATGGTAGCTTAGAGTATGGAGCACAAGTTCTTCAGAAACTAAGAAGTGGTAAATGGGGATGGAATCCTAAGACTAACAGTCTTGTTAAACTTGGAGCAGATGATGCTTACAAAGATTTAGCAATAGATCCTACAGAGGAAGATGTTAATGAGATTAGCAGAATTGGCGATTACAGAAAATTAACTAATCAGCAATTCAATGATAAATACTATGCACCACAAAGTAAAATAGAAAAAGACTGGCAGAAAGGAAAAGTGCCGGTACAAATTAGTGCTAATGAAAATTACATGGCCACCGAGCTTGGCCAAGATGAAAATGGTAATACCGTAGACTATGAATTTGGCATTGAAGTACCCGCAGGGACTGATCCAAATACTGGAGAGGTAATTACTAAAAGAGTATCTGCAAGTGAATTAGCTGGAAAGACAGTTTACATGACAGAAGAAGAAGCTGATAAATATAGAAGAGCAAGAGTTAAGTCTAACATGGGTGCTGTTTCTAGAAATCCTTTGTGGTATGCACCAGCAATGATTGGTGCTCAGCCGTTTGCAGGAGGTGTACTTGGTGCTACACTAAATTATGCTCCTATATCATCAATGCCATGGTTAACTGCAGGAAATGCGTTAACAGCAGAAATGGCCTACACTGCACTTAAACCTCAAGGTGACTTTCATCAAGCATATAAAGACTTTAAAAAAGGTGATGTTTGGGAAGGTATAGGAAATAGTTTATGGGGAGCACTAGGAGTAGCACCTTTAGGCAAAACTGCTTTTAAAACTTTTAGAGCATTAAATGATTTAAAAAAACCTGGTGGTATGGGTCTAATACCAACAAGATCAAACTTACAGTACTCAATTTCAGGTCAACGTGGTGCTGCTGGTAAAACTGGATTAGATCAAGCACATGTAGAAGACGTAAGAAAAAAGACTATTGCTAGATTGCAGTCGGAGGACTATTTAAAAAAGAGAATGGCCAATACTGGAGAAACAGCTGAACAAGTTAAAGCTGATGTGAAAAAAATAATTTCTGAAGCTGAAAATACAAAGTATAATTTGAATGCATCCCTTAGTCCAAATATTATGGGAGAACAGAGACCAAAAGGATTACAAAACTTATGGAGATATCCTACAGTAGATATATCAAAAACTGCAGAGAATCCCATAACTACTTTGATTCATGAAAATAATCACTTGTATTCTCCTGCTGGTTATACAAGTAATATGGCACCTTTAATTAAAGGTTGGCGTAATCCAAATATTGCCTCAGTTCCTTTTGGTAAAAATAGAGGTGTATATACTAATTATCCTAAACTGGGTGTAACCGATGATATTGGTGAGTATGAAGCAAGAGAGTGGGAACAACAAGTTAGACACCTAAATGCAAGAGATCAACTTATTTCAGCAAACAACTTAGCAGAAGATGCTAAAGTAACACCAGAAATGGTAGAAAAGTTTGGACAGGATTGGTTTAAGCGTATAAAGACTGAAGGACATGTGGCTGATGACTATGATATTATTTGGGAATCTGAACTAAAGAATGTAAGGGAAACTCTTGCTAAAGAAAAAGGTTTTGCAAATACTACAGAACTTGAGAAAAATTTAACGCAAACAGAAAGATCTGCATTTTTAAAAGAGGTTAGAAAAAGATGGTCAGAAAAAGTTGCTGGTGTATTAAACAGTGCGTGGATGGGTGTACCAGCTGTAATAGGTGTCGGTGCATTAAGTGCAGGAGCTACAGATGCTGAGTTCAAAAAAGGTGGTTTCCCAAAGAACATAGGTAAACTTAAAAAGTTTACTAGATAAATTTAAAATAAGTATATTTAGTATATAGCATGCTATTATGAAAAGAAGAGTAAGAGTTTACAAAGCAGAAGACGGACAAGGTCAATACCATAACCAAATGTCTCAGTTCTTAAAGAAAGCCCAGATGGGTATGGAACAACAACAAGCTCAACAGCCAGACATGCAACAAGTTGTAATGCAAGTTGCAGGATTAATCATGCCCCCACCAGAAGGTCAAGGGCAAGATCCTCAGCAGATATACCAATCTCTTGTTCAGTCTTATGGTGAGGAAGCGGCAGCACAGATTATTAATGCTGCTGTAAGCATGGCTCAACCTGAAGAAGCTGTACCTACAGATGAAGAATTAGCACAATCACTACCTCCGGTAGATGATTTGACAATGCAGGAGCAGTTGATTCAAGAAGAAGAAGAACGTCAACAGCAGTTAAGAGATGATGAGTATGTTATAGAAGATGAAGAGTTCATGAATGATCTTCTGTATGGTGATGATACACAAACAGAAGAAGAACAACCTGAAGCTAAATATGGTGGTGCTCAACATAGAAGTTTTGTAAAGAAAGCTTTAAAGCTTGCTAAGAAACAAATGGGTGATGCCGGAAATGGTCAAGGTAAGAACACTGCTGATATATATGACGGTGCGCTTAAGAGATCTGAGGACTTTACAACTAACCTTAAGAATGAAGCTACCTTATCTTTATTAGAGCAGCAGTTTAAGAACATGTCTCAAGCATCACCAACAATGCAAGGACAACAACCTTTTGCATATGGGGGATCACAGTTTGGTGGTATGACTGGTTATGACTTAAATAAGTTTATCAATGGTGGTTATGACCCTTCTATACCTGAGTTAACTAAAGCACAGTATGGCTATCAGTTTAATAAATTATTAGAAGACCTTAATACAGATAAGAGGGGTGTTACTAGTTTTAGCCGAGGTGCTGATATGGCACAAAAGGCAGAAGATACAGAGAATCCAGACAACAAAGAATTGTATGAGCATCTGAAAGCATTAGGTGTCAATGTAGGTGAATACCGTGAAGGTATGAACTACAAAGAAGTAGCTGATAAAATAAAAGGTGGAAAAGGTAGTGGTAATAATACAAACTATAACTATCAACCCTACTCTACTAATAATGTATGGGATGCCTTGATTCCTAACAATGCAATCTTTGGTAAGAAGTATACTATGTCAGGTCCTATGAATTATTTAGGAAATGCATTTAAGGGATCTTTTGACCCAAGTAAAATGTCAGGCTTTGATGTAGAAAAAGAAAGATTAGGTTTTGGTCACAAGCGTTATACGTTTACTCCTAAACTTAATGGTGCTTCAGGTACTGGGGCAGGTGTAGGTGCAGGTAAAGTTGGGAGTCCAGGTAGTGCAGTAGATGCATTAGGTAGACCAGTTACTTCTCAGAAACAACTTGAGATGTCATATTTAAATCCAGCATACTTACGTCAGTCAGGCAAGGAGTTAAAAGATCTTAATCTTAATCCTTATAGCAAACAAGAAATGAGAAATGCTAGACAGGACTTAAGACAGTACGATAGAGCTGGCAGAAAAACGGATAGAAAAAATGATTGGGCTCAAGATAAATTTGGAAATAATAGTCAAAAACAAAAGGGTGACTTTTGGCCTAAAGTAGCAGGATTCTTTTCTTCAGCACAAAAAAGAGCTGAATATGGTTTACAAACATACCAAGGTAACGTAAATGGATCTTCTGTAAATAATCAAGAACCACCTATTGAATTTAAACCAAAGACTGCAAAAGAAGTTTGGGATAAATATGAACCAGAATTAAGAGAACAATGGGGTAGCAAAGTTGGTCAAGAGGATCAACTTGAACAAGGTGATCCACGTTTTCAAGTAGATGAAGAAAAGTACTTTAATGGTACTAACTTTTTGAATGCAGCTAATCCAATGTTAAAAGGACTTACTGCTGGACTTGAAAGAAAGAATCTAAAGAATTTCTATGGATACCAGAACCAGACTTCTGATGATTTGAATATGGCACAAGCCCAGAGAAAGCATGGTAACTACAATCCTAACTCTGGTTTATTTCAAGAAGACTTAGAGGGACAGAACTGGCAAAGTAAATACGGTGGTGTACCTCACATGAAGATGGGAGGACCAAAAGGTAAAACAGGACAACAGGTAGATTACTCTTTGGGTATTTTCCCAACAGCTATGGGTGGATCAGATATCAATCAATACATTGGCAGAAAGAAACCTGAGATAGCAGATACACTTAAACCTGTACCAAGAGATGAAGCTAATCTAGAAGCTGAAAAAGGTGAAACGGCATATGGAGATCTTAATGGAGATGGCTTTCCAGAACACTATGAGATTGGTGGCAAGCGTCATTATGAAGGTGGTACTCCACTTAATCTTCCAGATGATACGTTTATCTTTAGTGATACTAAATCTATGAGAATTAGTGATCCTAAGATTCTTAAGATGTTCAATAAAAAACCTAAGAAGGGTGGTTATACTCCGGCTGAGTTAGCTAAGCAGTATGACATTAATGAATACCGCAAGATTCTTGAAGATCCAGATTCAGATGTAGTAAGTAGAAAGACTGCAGAACAAATGATTAAGAACTTCAACATTAAACTTGGAGCTCTAGCATTAGCACAAGAATCTAAAAAAGGATTCCCGCAAGGTATCCCTGTAGCAGCTAAACCATATATGGAAGCTATGGGTATCAAAGAAGAAGATATCATACCTAAAGAAGAAGAGACTCAGCAGATGGCTCAACAAGTTATGGGTCAGCAAGGAATGCCACCACAAGGAATGGCACAACCAGGTATGATGCCAGAACAACAAATGGCTATGGCTTCTCAAGAAGGTATGATGGCTAGCCCAGAAGAAATGGGAATGAGTCCTGAAGGAATGATGAGATATGGTGGTATGCGTAGATTGAGAAGAGCTCAAGAAGGTGTTAATACTTATGACCCATATAATAGACCACAAGAAGAACTTGATGCAGCTAATCAAGCATTCTATGAAAGAACAAAAGATATTGATGCTTCTAAGTATTTTAATAACAATTCAAATCCAGATCTTAGAGACTATAGTAATGATATGAATCATGCTGTTAAACATGGCTACGCTAATGAGCCTTGGTTTAATATGGGATTGAGTGAAAACCAATTGCTTAATTTTTATAAACAAAGTGATGGTAGAATAGCATTACCTGTAACTAGTAATAGTAATTCACCAGCTTGGGTAAGAGGATTAAGAAGAGAGGGCGGTTTGGCTAAAGCACAGGAAGGTGGTGTTGATCAAATGCAACAAGTAATGCAACAGGTAGAACAAGCTCTTCAACAAGGAGCTCAACCTGAAGAAGTAGCTGCACAGTTAATTCAAAGTCAAATACAGCCAGAAGCTGTAATGCAAATCTTCATGCAGTTAGGTGTACCTCAAGAAGAAGCTGCCGGTATAGTGCAATCAGTAATGCAACAAATGCAAGGTGCTCAACAACAAGGAATGAGTAAACAAATGCCAATGGCTCAGAATGGAATAATACAAAGATCTGATCCAGCTATGGAGGAGTACATTAAAACAATGAATAAGTACTATAACAGAAAAGGTGAAGACAATGAATTCCTTCCTTCTGGAGCTGGTCCAATGACTGAAGAGCAGATGTATAACTGGAATGATATACAAGATGTTCTTCAACCTGGTAGTATTCCTCAAAAAAGTCAGTATACTCCTGAAGAAAAACTGCAACGTATGCAAAAATCAACAGAAAATTGTCCATGTATGAAAGATGCTATTGTACAAGGAAGACTTCAGAAAGTTTGTACACCATGTGAACAAATGCCAATGGCTGCCTATGGTATGCAGATGGGAGGCTATGATATGCCTTTTAGCTACAGCCATCCTTATCAGATGGCTTATGGGGGATTTCTTGACAGATACCAAACCAAAGGTGAAGTAAAACAAAGAATCTATACTGAAGATCAATTACCAGAAGATGCCCGTATAGTAGAGAAATTTACCAGAGGTAAAAAACCGGGAGACTTTGAATTACAAGAAGACGGTACTTATAGAAAGGTAACTAAGTATGATCTTAAACCCTCTGCTTCTAGTGCAACTAAACAGCAAACTGCAGCAGATTTTGCATCACAGTCTGAAGAGAATAAGAAACTACTAGAACAAGCTAATGCAATTATTGCAAGAGAAATTGATAATGGGACAATTGAAGGTGACCCAGCTGGTGGTCCAATTAAACTACTAGGTAATCTTAGCTTACCATTCAATGAAAGAATTATCTTAAGTAAAGCACTTAACTCTAACAAAGATTTTGGTACTGATAAATACAAGGTAACTAAGCAAAGTGCAACAATAGGTTACTCTAAAAAAGATGCGTCAGGAAAACTAACAGGTACCGGGTCATTTGTAGCAGGGTTTACTCCAGAAGACTATGAGAAGCGTTACCTATATGAGCAATTGAAAGGTATGGGTGCAGATGATGAAAGAGCATTTGCTGAAATAGAAAAGATATATAATGACCCAACTCAAAAAGCTAGTGTAAGAAGAGAGTATTTAAACTTCTTAGGTGTTGCAGCACCAGCAGATGATGCTGAATTACTAGATGCTAATTTCTATAAGACACGTTACAAAGATGTGACAACTGCTATGGAGAGGTTAGATGAAGGTACATTCAGAACTCCTGAAGCAGGTGGTAATGACTTGATATCAGGGTTTGATCACTTTGATGCAATGGGCTTTGAATATAATCCAGAGTATGAAGCTGAACAACAAGAACAGGAAGAGGAAACTACTGACACTGAAACAGAAGAAGATGTAAATGTACCTGTTCCTCAGTATGCTCCATGGTGGTTACAAGATACTATCAAGACAGCAGGAGCATTTGGTGATCTTATGGGTGTTAAGAAGTATTATCCTTGGGCACCTAAGTATAATCCTATGATGCCGGAGCCTACATTCTTAGATCCAACAAGAGCTATAGCTGCACAATCAGAGCAAGCTAGAATTCTTGGGGATACTATGGCTAAGCTATCTCCTAACTCTTCACTAGCTGCTTCTAGATTAAGTGGTCTTCAAGGAGAGTTAGCTAAAGGAGCTTCTGATACAGCTAATCAATATGACAAAGCTAACGTAGAGATAGCTAACCAATTTGCACCAATGCAAGCTGATGTAGCTAATAAAGCTCAAGAGTATAACCTTGGTCAGACTAAAGGTCTATATGATGCTAATACAATTATGAATCAACAGTATGACAATAGTAAGCGTGCTCTAAGAGGTAACCTTCTTAACCAGTACACTAACGCTATTACTAACCGTTGGAAGACTGATGCTCTCAATCAATTGTATCCACAGTACGCTGTTGATCCATCAATTGGGGGTAGACTTAATTTCAAAAAAGGTAAAGAACAAGATCCTACAGTTGCTAAGAAATATGGTGATTACTATGATGAAGCTTTTAAAGCTACGGGTGATGCAGATGCTGCTGCTAAGTATGCATTACTAGCATGGAAACAATCTCAAGGTATGTCTGCTAATGATCCGTCAGAAGCAATAATGTCTCATTATGATAATATGGCACGTGGTGGAATATTTGTAATGGGTCCAAGTTTAATGCCCCCACTGATCATGTAAACTTCTTAGGTTTATTAAACTTATAAAATTTTGATATTTTTACAATACAAAGAATACTAAAGCATGGCAACGTATTTACAAGGCGTCACAGATTATATACCAGAGTTTCAACCCTTTCAACCGGACTTGAACTTTTATGGTAATGTTCTCCAGACAAAGCAAACTCAGTATGATTCTAACTGGAAAGCAATAAACAATATTTATGGTCAGTATTTCTATGCTGACTTGACCCGTGAGAATAACATTGAAAAGAAAGATGAGTTATTGAAACAGATAGACTTTAATTTAAAAAGAGTATCTGGATTAGACTTGTCACTTGACCAAAATGTACAACAAGCTACGCAAGTATTCAAGCCTTTCTACACTGATGATCTTCTTATGAAAGACATGGCGTGGACCAAGAATTACGTTACAGATAGACAACGGGGACTTGCTCTTAAAAATTCTAAAAATAAAGAAGACCAGGGAATGTACTGGGATACTGGTATCCGGTATATGGATTACATGAGAGAAGACTTTAAGAAAGTATCTGATGAAGAATCTTTAACTTTTGGTAATGCGACTTATACACCTTATGTAAACTCAATGAAAGAGTTTCAGAAGCTTGCAAAAGATTACGGTGATATAACTACGGAACATATGTCTGATGACGGTAGATACTTAATCAGAGAAAAGAATGGTCAGGTTCTAGTGGCACCACTTACTTCTTTGTTTGAAGCCAGTGTAGCAAATGATCCAAGAATGGCTGATGTATATAGAGTACAAGCTATTGTAAATAGAAAGGACTATGTTGCCTCTACAAGAGATAGTGAGTTTAAAGGTGATGAAGGTGCTGCTGAAAGAGCATATCTTAATCAACAGAATAAAACTATTCAAGAGTATGTCCGTAGAAAAAAAGATCAGGCAACTGAAAAAGTAACTGTTACTAGCAATAACATAGCGGATGGTAAAATAGCTACTCAAACAGGTAATGATAATCCAATGACCTTTGATTATCTAGCTCAGTTACAGAAAGCACAAGGCATTTATCAAGCTGTTGAAAGCAGAGCTGATGATATAGAAACACAAGTTTCTAATGGCTCATCTACAATGACTACTTCAGGATATACACCTGATGACCAATTAGATATTGAGTCTCTCAGATCTAAGGTAGATGTAGGAACAGCGGCTATATTAATGGATCAAGATATTATAGAATCAGCTAATCTCTTTGCCTACATGGGTCATGAAACAAAGATGACTGCAGATCAATTTGCTTTAGAGAGTGTAAGACAAGCTAATAGACAATCACTACAGAAAAAGCAACAAGAGATTGACTATAATAAGATGGCCATTGAAGAAGGTCTAAAGACTCAGTACTACCTTTTTGATAATGAAACTGGAACAATTATAAAAAATCCTAAGTATCAACAAACAAGTGTTAAACGTGGTGCGGGTGCATCCGGTGGTACTACAGATCCTACTTCAGCTCCTGAAGAAAATGCAAGAGTTGAAGAAGAACAAGCAATGGATTATGGTTCATCTTGGTTAAATACAGTAGCTCAAATCTTAAGTGATAGTGAATCTACAAGTAAAATAACAAAAGAGAGAATGGCTAATATCCTTACTCCGTTCTCATGGGATACAGATGCTTCATTTAAAAATGTACATATTGATCCTGAAACTAAACAAGTTGTTTCTGACAGGACGTCTACTGAGCCTTGGTTTAATGCCATGGTTGATTATAACAAACGTAAGTTAGGTGTATTAGGAAGCTCATTGGAGATATCAAAGAGAAAAACAACAGAAGCTGCTTTAAAGTTATGGAAAGAAAATCCTGCAGCATATGTAGCTAGTTTAGATTCAAAGTCTTTGAAAGCTGTTAAAGCTAAAGCTGATGCATTTCTTTTGGAAAGACATGCCCTTGGTGACCAGAATGCAACAAATCTTTTAGTGAGTCCAGAAAACGTAAATATGGATATTTTGATTATGGGTAAAGAAAGTGATGAACTTATAGAATCCCATAATAAAAACATACTCACACAAGCTATGAGCGGTAGTTTACCGTTTACTGATAAAAATAGTAAGAGTTTAATTAACCTATACTACAATAATGGTAATCCCTTGAGTGAAAATCTATTTAAGACTTTTGCTAGAAACATTGTTCAGGGTCCTGAACGTGAGATATGGGTTGAGGCAAGAGATTATTCTGTTAGAGGTTTTGGTGATATGTTTGAATCTAGAGATTCAGAACAGAAAGGAACTTTCTCTAACAACCAAAAGTATAATATCAATACAATGTTTCAAGCTGGAGCTTTAACTCCTACTAACATTGATGTCTTTATGAAGAGAGACTTAATGCATAACATGCCTAAAGAACAGTATGTAGCATTAAGAAAAGAAATCTTAGCCACACAAGAAGAAGCTAAACGTATTAATAAAAAACGTGAGTCTGGGGAAAAGCTATCATCTGAAGAACGGTATGGAGCTGGTACAAAAAAAGATATAAACTCTGTAATTAAAAGCTTTACCTATAATCAAAACAACTGGGATGATGTATTAACTCAGACTTATCAAACCATATCAAGTTCTTTATCAAAAGACATTGTTTCAACAAAGATGTTATCTAAGAGTAATCTTATTGACTTTGGTTCAGAAGGTAGTAAGTATTCATTAGCTGCAACTGACTATTCAGGTCAAGAAGTAAATACAGATGTCATAGGTACTTTTGGTTACAATGCATTTCAACAAATGATGAACCAGGATCTAGGTAAATCTAACTGGCTTTACAATCAAGAGATGTTTAGAGTTTCTTGGGATGGTACTACAAGATCTGGATTTGAACCTGAATCAGATAGTGATGATGGAGAAAATCCAAAATTTAGAGCACAGGTTACTGACATGATATTAAGAGGTTTACAATCTCAAATTGGAAAAGGAAAGGGGACTGACTTTGGGTTGTATCAAGCTCAGATTGCCAATGAACACAGGGGAACTGGTGCAATGATTGTTTACCCTACATATGAGACTCTTAAAGCAATGGATCTTATTGGAACTGACAAAGCACCAAAGATGATATCAGAGTCTCAAGCTAGAAGAATTGTGACTAACGGTTTAGCAATTGCAGGACCAAGAACAGCATGGAAGAATGATTTGTTTATGGATAACAAAACAAGTCCGGCTGAAGGTGTACTTAATGCACTTGGAAAGATTGAATATGAAGATCCAATGGGTGGTGGTGGATACATAGTTAAAAAAACTAAAGGAGGTCCTGCCGACTACAGTATTACATTTAGTACAGTTACTTATGATGATTATACTGGTGAAAAGTATGTTGAGGAAAAGACAATGGACTATAGACAGTTTGGTAAAAACCTTGATGAGGCTTTGGTAAAAATGCGTTTTATGTTGAGTCAAAGATCTCAGACTAATATGAATGACTGGAGGATGAATCCAACTATCAGGAATAAGAACCAATCTATGTTTAATAGGTAATACAAAACTATAATGGCTGAAAATCAAACACCAGAACCAGAAGATATTTCTGGAGGTGCTCAAATGATTAATCAAGGTAGCACTGATATTGATAATTTCTTACCATTTGGAGGTAAAAATCCTATGGGTAATGTTACACCTGTATACAAATCTTCTCCTTTAAGACAGGCATATCCAGAAGTAAAGAGTCTTGATAACTCAACTTATCCTATTAAAGATAATATAACAGGATTAGCACCTTATACTAACAAACCTAATCAAACAGGTTTAATGTCAGCAAAAGAGAAAGCTAATGCTGACTTTGCAAGTATTAATAAAAGTTTACAGTCTTTTGAAGATAACAACGCATATGCTAAAATTCAAGCATATGATTCTTCTGCGGCAGGAGCACATAGAGCTAGATATAAAGCCTATGGTCAAGAGACGTTTGATAGAATTGGATTTAACCCTGAGATAAATAATGAAGCACTGTTTAATGCTGGAACAACAGGACTTGATGACACAGCAAGATGGTTGACATCAGCTGCATGGCCGTTGTTCTCTAGAGGTTTTATTGCTAACCCTAAAAGTTATGGAGGTATATTTACCGGGGACTTTGGACAAGACATTGAAGAAGCTAAAGCATATGAAGAATACAATGCTATAGGATACTCAAGTAAAGGTGGTATAGGTTCTTTCATCACAAATACACTTAACAGCTTTTCATATACAGCCGGTATTATTTTAGAAGCAATTACTGAAGAAGCTATTATTGGTGGGGTGATTGGTGCCGCAGGTGGACCACAAGGAGCAGCTGGAGGTTCATTTGTAGGAGGTGCAATAGGAGCTATTAAAGGACTTGCTGCTGTACCAAAAGCTTTATTTCAAATGGGTAGACAAGGGGCTACTCTTGCGGCTAATCTTAGAAGATTAGATGAGATGAGTGAAGCCAGAAGATTATATAATGAAGCTTCTAAAACAGTAGGTAACTTCTTTAACCCGTTTGATAATACTACCAATGCTGTATCAGCAGCTTTAAACAATGCAAACAACATAACAAGACTAGCTAGAGCTACAAATACATTTGGTGGATTCTACAATGATGTGAAGAACATCAACATGGCGCTTTCTGAAGGAAGACTGGAAGGTGGGTTTGTAGAAAATAACACATACAAAGAAATGTATGATGCTCACTATGCTAAGTTTGGAGTAGCACCTGATGATCAAAAGCAAAGAGAGTTTAGGGATGTAGCTAGAAAAGCTGGTTCAGATGCTACTCTATATAACACTATGTTGATTAACTACTCTAACAAGTTGGTTATTCCTAATGTAATGAGAGGTGGTGTGTTCCGTGGATTGGCTGGTTATACAGATGATATTGCTGACTTTGGTACTCACAGTATTCTACTTAACCCTAAGAAAGGTTTTGAATTAGTTAAAAACAGTTTTGTCAATTCTCTCAAGGCTTTAAAAAGCCCAGGAACCTATGGCAAGTTTGCAATGAGCTATTTCAAAAGAAACGTTACAGAGGGTGTTCAGGAAAATGCACAAGATGTTATATCGGAGTATCTACAGAAGTCTTATATAGCTGCCTATAATGACCCTTCTAAAGCTAACTTTGATTACTCTAAGGCTATTCTTAAAACTGCAATAGGTAAACAGTTTAGTGCTCAAGGTTTTGAAACTTTTGCTTCTGGTTTTGTAATGGGTTCTCTAGCAGGACCTTTGAATGCTCTACCTAAATACATGCAGATTGGATACAATAAATACTACAAATATGCCGGTGAGTATGATAAGTATGTAGAGGGTAGAGGTCAGTCAGGAAAAGAACTTGTTGATACTCTTAATACTATTTACAAAGACCCTAAAGAGTTTTTTAAACATAGATACTTTAACTATGGTACTCAATCATTAGCGGCTAAGGTAGCTGATGATAAGACTAGTACTTCTGCTGAATATATGGATCAGAGAGATGCTGCTTTTATTACTCAAATGCAGACAGTCTTGAGTACAGGAACAATGAAATATTTTGTAGATCAAATTAAGAGCTACCAACAGATGGCTCCGAAAGATGTAGAAGATGCACTTGGTCTTGCAGATGGAGAAGGTGTAAAAGCTATTCAACGTGTAGATACTATTGTAGGTAGAGCCAAGAGAATGGAGAGACGCTACAATTATATTAATAAAAAACTAGGAAAGAACCCTATAGATCTTAATCTATTTGACAAAGACTCTGATGACTATAACAAAGCTGCCTTATTACATAGTGCTTGGGAAGTGGGTGTTAATGCTCAATTATTCATGGGAGAGTCATTTGACAGAAACCTAGAAAGAATTGCAGCTATCACAGATACTTTTGGACAGATTAGTCAGTTCTCCAATATACCTACTTCTGCAATCATGCCATTGCTTGACAAGCAACGTTTAGCAAATGAGTTTGAGTTGCTTCAGAGTGAAATTAAAGTACTTGAGGGTAGCGGAGATAAAGCATCTAAAGAACTAAACCAGAAGAAGCAACAACTTGAAGACCTTACTAATTTCCAAAAAGCCCTTAGCGCTGTACAGATTACTGTAATTGAAAAGCAAGGAATTCAAATGCGTAAGCAAGAGCTAATGGATAGTGGTCTACCTGAAGACCAAGCTCGGGTTGAGTCAGTAAAAAGATTTGAAGAAGAGTTTGATGTACTTGCAACTGATTTGATTAATGACCTAAAAGAAGTAACTACACAGTACTTACTTAATCTATCTGGTTCCAATGTAGAGTTTACAAAACTCATGAATAAACTTCAGGAAGAAGGAGAGATAGATGGTATTGACTATGCAATAACTCAGTTGATTGACTTGCATAAGTTAGATCATGAGAATCAAGCATTGGTAAAATACATCAATGTACTTCAAGATCCTGTAGAATTTGCTATACATGTCAACAGAAATCTTTCCTGGATGACTGAGATGTATAACAATAAGACTGAGTATTTCAAAGACATGGTGAATAACACCATAGAGCAGAAAGAATACAATGACCTATTACAAGCATTAGCGGATAAAGGCATCTATGTAGACCTTAATGAGTTTGCAGACTGGATAGAAGACAAAACAAACCTTCCCACTCAGTTTGAAGATGTTGTAAATAAGAGAGTAGTCAAACAAGGAAGTGTGATGTATCAGCAGTATGCTGAGTTATTCTTGAAGCTAGCAGATATCCAATCTAGAAAACCTGCCGGAAACAAAGCTACTGTAGATGAACAACTCAAAGAAGAGTTAGATAAAGCTGAAGAAGAGAAAGCTGGTAAACTAGCTAAAGCTAAGGTTGACTATGATGATAAGCTTAAAGCAGCTATTGGTTATACAGAAGCAGAATATGCGGCCCTTAAAAAGGATGAAGCTACACCTGAAGTATCACCTGAATTACAAGAAAGACTTGATACTCTTACTAACTTAAAGGAACGCTTAGATGACAATGCTGTAAAAACAGATGAAGACATAGACAATCTGTTAGAAACTATAGCAACAGAACTTAAAGATCTTGAGCTATTAGAAGTATACAACATAAACGTACTAGCTCTTTCCAAAGACAGAGCTGGAAAGAAAAAAGCCAAAGAATACAATAAAGAAACTCCACAAGAATTCTTTGATGAGAAGACTAAGTCTGGTGATGTACAAGAAAAGAACAATTTCTATACTGCATACTATGGACGTTATGTAGCAAGCACTCTATTAGCTAAAGAAATCAAAGCTATTCAGGATGAGATTGGTGAAACTACACCAGAAGGAGATACTACAGAAGATATAGTAATTAAAGAACAACCAGTTTATATAGAGTATCAAGAGATTGTAGCTAAGATCAATGCAGACTATGAAAAGATCTTTGCAGAAATTCTTGAGAAGTACAAAGAGAAAGGTGCTAAAGCTACCTCTGTAACTGATGCTAGAACTGGTCAACCAGCTAAGCCTGCTATTACAGTAGACACACCATGGGACAGTCTTCCTAAAGAACTACAAGATGAACTGCAACCTTTGTTTGATACCTATGCTAAAAAGAGAAAGTATGCTGGTGAAGATGCAGCTACTAAAGCAAAAATCAGAGAGAATTGGTTAAAGACTCCTGAAGCTCAAGCTGTAGTAAAAGAATATGCTAATTCTCAAATAGGTGCTGAAGAAGAAGTAGAGTTTATTCTTGAAGAGGCTCCTACTCTTAGAATGAACAAGCGTACACCAGAAGAACTTTCTGAGTCCACATTTGAACAACTTCAAATAGATGTAGATGCTCTTCAAATACTTGTAAATAAGAAAACAAGGACTGACCCTAAAACAAACAAAGAGGTAACACTTACAAAAAAAGAAGTAGCTTTTGCAATTGAAGACCTTAAAAACCTCAGAGGTTACTTAGCCTTTAGAAGATCCATTACTCCTATTAAACCAGAAGCTGAAAGAGTTGCTCAGGTTCTTAAGAGAAATGTACTTGACCGTCAGGGTGAAGTCACTGTTTATAGAGACAGTGCAGGTAATACAATAGGTAGAAGATTAGAAGGTATTGACTATGAAGATGGTGAATATGCTGCAAGAGTAACTCAAGAGCTTTATGAAGTTCTTAAAGAGATTAATCCTGACTATGAAGAGTATCTTTATAATGGAATGAAGCCTATAGTAAATAAACAAACTGGTAGAATTCAATCTAGTCCAATTGATAGTTTGCTTACTGAACTGGATTTATATATTAAAGATGGTGATGAAAAAACTCTAGAGCAAAAAGTTACTAAGCTTACGGACTTACTGCAGAACTACTATAAGCAAAAAACAATTGACAGATTTGGTAGTGAGAAGAAGTTGCAAATGCTTAGAGAAGTATTTATTCCTGTACAAAAAGGTAAGAAAAAAGCCACTGGTAAAGAGTTTACAACCGCCAATATCAAAGCTGCTATAAATGAATTAGCTAATATAGGTAGTGCAATAGCAGGAACAACAGTAGATAAACTTGGACGTGATTTTTTCATGGGTGAGAAAATTACTAAACCTGCTAACATGTCTCCTGAAGCATTCAAGTCTTTATTAGATATCTTAAACCGCTTTGCTAATCAGATACGTGATAACAACATGGTTGTCATTTCTGAGAACATGCTTGTCTTTGATAAAGACTATGTGACTAAAGATGGTAAAAAACGTGGTATTGTAGGTGAGATGGACTTACTTGGATTCAAGGTTGATGGTAAGTTTATTATCATTGACATGAAGACGGGTACTACAAATCGTTGGAAAAACTTTAATCCTAAAGCAGATACTGAGGTAGACTTACTTGCTAAAGGAACTGACAGTAAAGGCATCTCTATCAGCAAAGATATTATTGACTGGAAGAAAACAGGATTTGATAGCTTTGAGGATGCTGATGAAAGAATGGATGGAATAGAGGGTATTACTATTAAAGAAACTTACGGAGCTTCAAAAAGAGGTGTGGTTACTGGATTGGTTACAATTGATGGTCCTAATGAATCAAGAGATGTTGAAGTTGTTTTCAATACTGATAAGTATACAGCTAAAGGTTCTCAAGATAGATATAGTAAGAGACCAGACTATAGTATTCAACAGACCTTCTATAGGAATGCCTTTAACAATATGTCAGGAGAGATGCCTGAAGGTATCTTCCTACTACCATTTGAAGTAGTACTAGATGGAGAGGATGGTTATATCAAGTCACTTAAGCTACCACCAATTGCTGATAAAGAAACAATGCTTATTGAACTTGAGCCAGTAGAAGAAGTAAACAACTATCTACCACTTAAGACTATGGCACCTGCTGAAGGTGGTGAAGGTACAGCTAAAACAAAGAAAAGTAAAAAGAAAAAGACAACTACTGATGCTGCAGTAGACATAGAAGCTAGAAGGGCTGAAGGAACAAATGCTAGAGGTACCACTTATAAAGGAGAAACTACTGAAAAAGATGAATTAAAAGTTACTAAATATTCTGAGTTTTCTCCTGATGGAAAAAGAATTACTAAAGGAGGTAGGATAATGACACCTGCTGAATTTATAGAAGAATATGCTATAACTGACCAAGATCATTTAGAAAATCTTGAAGGAGCCACAGAAATAAGAGTATATGAAGTAAAAGTTGGTAAAAATGGAAAATCAGGAATAGACATAAAAGTCAGTTATCCAGATTTGGACCTAGAAATAACTGTTGGGGGACAAGAACTAGCCGCTTTAGGGGAGACTGAAGAGGAAGAACAAGAGCCTACTGATATTGTAGAGTACAAACCTAAGTCAGCATTGCTCAAAGACAATGTAGGTAAGCAAGTACTCTTTAATGGTATACTTGGTTCACTAGTTACTTTCCCGCATCAAGGTGGTGACTTTGCTGTTGAAACAGAAAATAGTGTATACCCTATCAATGCTAATAGTGATCAGACTCTTAATGATGGAGGTGTATCAACTGTTAGAGTTAAGGGTAGTGATGTCTTTGGTGACCCAGTAGTAGCTGGTCAGATCTATGAAATTGAGTTTGTCAATGAAGGTAAAACAGAAGCCCTAATAAACGGTGTCCCTTATAGAATTTCTAGAAACACTAAGGGTGGAGTTAAGTCTTTAACTTATAGAGTTAATGATAAAGCTCTTTCTGATATTTCTAAACAAATTAATGATCTTGAAAAAGACCTTGCTAAGTTAGAAAAACAAGCAGACAAGCTTGCAAAAACAGATCCTGAAAACATTCAAATGACTCCATTGATAACCAAAGCAATGGGTCTTAGAAATAAGATTGAGCTTCTTAATGGTAGAAGAGATGATCTGCAGGATACTAACAAAGATGTAAACACAAGAGATAAGAATCTTATTCAAGCTTTACAAAGTATGTCAAGTACATTTGACAATTCTAAAGGTAAAGATGAGGAAGATGCTGATCTTGAAAAGATGAAACTACTAGAAGGTGAAGTACTACAAGCTATGAATGATATCCTTGATGAAGGATATCCTGAGAAGTTTGACATGCTTATCTCTGACCCATCATCTTTGAAGAGAGAAGACACAGATAGATTCACAGCTTATGTTCAAAAGGCTAAAGAAGCATTTGAAACATTGAAAATACAATATGCAGCAGAATCAAAACTTACAACACCAATAGAAAAGGGTGTTGCTCAATTGGGAATTGTGTTAAATTATATTAAGAACCTAGAATACACTCAGAATGGAAAAGTCAAGAAGCAACAGCCAGCAGAAACCAAAGAGCTCCAAAGAGAGTTACAAGAAAATGAAGATGAATCTATTATTCAGGACGCTATCAGAAGACAACCAGGGGAAGTTCCTGGAGCAAAAGCTGCACCAGGAAGAAAAGCCAAAGATGTAGATGATCTTAAGAAAGCTGTAACACGTGGACTAACAGGTAAGACTACTCAAGAGTTAAATGACATACTAGATGAAGAGAATGAAGGCATCAGTATTGTAGACATAGAAGAAGCATTTGAGAATGCTACAGCTGAAACAATTGATGAGATCTATGCAGATTTCTTAACTCAAATTCAAGATGGACTAATATCAATAGGAGATCCTAATATACTTACTGAACTACGTGATAAACGTAAGCTTGAATTAGGGGCCAAAATTGAGAAAAATACTATTGAAGTGGGTACTTATCTTATAGGTAAAAGAGGTAAATTTACAGAGATAGTAGAGGTAACTAACATCAATGAAGGAGAGTACACTATAGTACCTCTAGGTTCAGAAGAGGAAAAGGTAGTCTCATTGAAAACTTTACAAAAGAACTACAAAATGTACAGTGAAAACATGGATGAAGAGCAAGGAGATGTTGATATTACTGATGAAACTGAAGAGTCAGCACAAGAGACGCCAGAAACAATTGCTGATGTACTTAATGATGAGACTGTGATAAATAATGCCATTGGGGAAACTAGTAAAATGACTAGAGAAGAACGTAGAGCTCAGATGGCAGAGGAAAATAAAAAATGTAAATTAAAAGGTTCTCAAGATGGCTTGTAAAATAACTGAAAAGCAGGTACTCAATATATATACTGATATCTATGAGGAATTAAAAGTAGGAATGGACAACCCGTCTGTCCCTGCTTTTGACATATCATCATACATGAAAGATCTTTATGATGATATGGTAGACACTTCTGACCCAGATTCAGTACAGAAAACAATACTTACTATACAAGCTGTTCCTGATATCTATCTACAGGTAGCTTTAAGAGAGGATGTTAAAAGTTATATTCTTAAGACTCGTAAATTAAAGGAGTCCCATATGGATATCATGCAGATGTCTAAGGATTTTGAAGATACCAATACAGTATCCAAATTTCTTACAACAGCTAAGGTATCTAAGAAATATGTAGAGGCTGCCATCAAGGTTTCCAATATGGCTAAAGGTCGTATGAAGGTTATTAATGACATTGCCATGATCATTAATGAAGTATTGATGTGGAGTGCCGCAACTGGTAGAAGAAAACCTATATCTGCATGGACACTTACTGGTCAAGAGTTTATTCCTATCAATCCAGAAGGTGCTACAGATGAAGAGAGAAATGCTATAATTGATGAGTCTCAAGTGATGGCTTATAAAGTTATCCGTGAGATTGTTGCTGCTGTACAAAGCGGTACATCAAAAGGTGATGAAGTACTTTACCGTGGTATTCCTATAATGATTCAAGCTATTCCAAGTGAGGATATTGACATCCAATACTTTGATGACTCTACTCAAAAGAACTATGCTGAGAATAAGATTATTAATGGTGTTCCCTTTAGAAGATTACATGCTGAGGGTGTTAATGCTGTAATGTCTGATACTGAAGGTAATATACTTTACTTTGATGAAGAGGGTAATATTACTGACCAAGAGTCAGGAGGAAGACCAGTACTTCAAGGATTTAGAAAAGTTACTGTAGATAAGAAAACAGGAAAGCTTCTGTTAACTAACAAAGATAATTATGCCACAGTACTTGTGTCTCCTAAAGAGATTGCTGACAGGGCCAAAGCAGACGCTGAAGCTAAAGGTATTGAATTTACTCAATCTCAGTATGACTATATAGTAAAAAGGCAAGAAGAAAGAATAGAAAAGGAAGTGAATGATCTCTATCTTCTTAGAGAAAAAACTCTAAGCCGTACAGGTGAACCTATACTACTACCTATTACAGGAGGAACCTTTGGTATTGTTGAGGCTAAATTTATAGATATGTCAGAGACTTCAATTAAGTCAGAAGACATAGGTGAAATGCATACAGATAATATCAAGGGTGAAGGTGCGGGTTTGACTTACATTACTTTAAAGAATGGGAATCCTTCTGACCGTGTATATCTGCAAAGAGCAAACATGCCTGAAGATCTTATTGATAAGATTGTGAATGTACTTTTTACAGATGCCAAGCTTAAAGGAGGTAAGACATTAAGTGCAAAACAAAGAAGAGACTTTGCTAAGATATTCTTAGGACCAAATCCTACATTAGGAGCGGGATATAAGGTCACTCCAGTCTATATAAATCTTCCTATAATTGATGGTATAGAAACTTTAGAGATTAGTATAAACGGTATGTATCTAGATCTTGAAGAAGAAGGTTCAGATGAAATACTAAGAGAAGCTCTTAAGGAACAGATTAAAGGAACAAGAGATACATTCAGTGCACCTTTAAATTACTCTTCAGACTATGTAAATAAAGATTTCATAGACTATGAGATTAATGGAGATAAGATAACAACAAAAGAAGTTGACTACTTTACTTTTATTAAACCCTTTATTAAAATTCTATACACTCAAGAGTCTGCTCCATATATACAAGCCCGCAATGCTTATTTGAGTTATGCTATTCCAACTGATGTTCTTTCTGATATAGAGATAGAAGAGAAGGAAGAAGAAGCACCGGCAGTGAAAGGTAAGATTACAAAGACTGCTGAAAAGGATACAACAGAAGAGGAAGATGTAACGGAAAACATTGGAAAGATTACTTTCTCAGAGCACAAGACTGCAGGATATGCTCCAGTAAAGCAAGCTGTAATTGCTATGGCAGACTTAGTGCTAGCATTCAATCCTGCAAATGTTACAGGTGGTTCTAATACAGTTACACAGAATGCAGTAGATAGCACTGGTAAACCATACTTTCCTCAAACCTTTAGTAAACGTGGTGGGAAGCTTGAATTAACACCAGCTGCTATTAATAATCTAGTAATTCAAATTAATGCATCCCCAGGCGGAGTGCTTACTATTACAGGTGGAGATATTACTGCACTAAAAGGTTATACTCAAGATGTACTAGATAATTTTATGTACAATACTCTTAAAGCTGTTGTAGAATCTAGTAATCTTAAATTAGAAATTACAAATGTTATTACCACAGGTCAGACAGGTATTGAAGAAGCTGCTACAAAAGCTGCTGCTAGATTAGGTCTTGAGACTAAAGTAGTAGCACCAAAAGATTGGTGGACTAAAGAAATGTCTAAGCCTGTAAATAAGTTTGCTAAAGGTAAAAAGGCTGCCCCAGATAGACGTTCAAAGGAAACTAAGTTCAAGGCTAGATTTAAGACTAAAGCAACTCCATCAAAAACTGCAGCTAAAACGGTTGCTAAAACAAAAGAAGTTCTTTCAGAGGAAGACAGAAAAATATTAAGTGAGAGTGCTATTAATTTCAGTGGCTTTAATAGATCAATGAGTGTAGCATCTTTCTTTGATAAATACTTTGTTACTGAAGCGGATAAAAAGAGAGCTGACAACTGGTGGAGTAATTCCCCTTTGTCTACAGCAAAAGATAAAGAGGGTAACCTGCTTATTCCTGTTACTGTAATTACTGAGATACTAAACTCTGATGCATTTGCAACATGGTCACGTGCAGGTATTACATTAAATCAAGCTGATGGTGGTACATCTGTTGACCTTTATCACGAAGCATGGCATGCATTCTCTCAGTTGTACTTGAGTATAGATGAGAAGACGGCACTATATGAAGCAATGAGAAAGTCTCCTAAGTGGGCTAATGCAGAATTCATAGATATAGAAGAAGCAATAGCGGAAGACTTCAGAGACTTCATGCTTGGTAAGACTAAGCCTAAAGGTATCATTGGAAGAATCTTTGATAGAATTGCAAGAGCCATAAGATTACTATTTGGTAAGCTTACAAAGAGAGACCTCACTAGACCAAGAGACATAGCTGAAGTAAAAGGATACTTTGATGCATTGTACAAAGGTGACATCAACCATCTTACTCCGGCTATAGAAAATGTAATGCCTGAGTTCAATGTACTCAACAGATCTAAAGCTATTGAAGTTATAAAATCTGAAAGTAAAAACTACAGTCCATTTACCATTGATGACTCTAAGAGAGCCGTAGATGCAATGGATAGTATCATGGCGGATGTTTTCTTAGACTATAACGCGTATTTTAAAACAACAGCTGGTGTTTCAAGAATTTTGAATGATGGTTTAAATAGAGAAAAAACTTATGCAAAAATACTTGAAAGGCTAATACTTAAAAGAGACATAGCTCAAAGAGAACTCAAAGAACTAGCTTCTGAGAATAGACAAAGTGATACTCCAGATCTAGATACTCAAGCTGTACTTTCTGATAATGTCTTGCTCTTAAGCAAAATGGTAGACAATTTTGGAGACATAGATATTTCTCTAAAAGGTAAAGAAAAGAAAGGTCTTGTTGCTTACCATATTAATAACACAAGATTTAATGTATTAAAAGATACCTATGTAGAAGTAGATGAAGATGAAGCTGCTATAGATTCTGTAGGTCAGATTATCCCATCTACAGAAGGTAATACTAAATCATCTAAAGAACTAGCTTCAGAAGATACCCTAATGCTTATCTCAAGTATCTTCAAAGTAGACAAAAATAAAGACGGTACCTTTACTAGAGTACAGGATAAACTAGGTTTTGATATCCTTGAGTCTAAAGATATCATGTGGAATAAGCTAGCAAGAACACTTGCCGGTTCACTCACTGATGAGGAAATCTATGTTAAGCTGATGGAATATTCAAAAAACTATCCAGAGTTTAACCAACTGATGGAGATGTTACATAATCCTCTATCAAGCGAATCCTATAAAAGTACAGCTGAGTTCAATACTACAACAAGATTTTGGCAAGATTTTAAAAAGCCAAGAATCCCATATGTACAATTGAACATTACTAAAAGACAAGTAGCTTCATTAGAGGAAGGTATCCCTGATAAAACAGAGTTCTCATCTAGTATAGTAAATGCAAACTTTGATGTTTATGCTGTATTCAAAGTATGGTCTGCTAACTTCCAACTAGCTGACCCTTCTCCTAATAATTTTATCACCAAGGATAAGTTATCAAACATATTAGACATTGATTTGATTATTTCTGAATTTAGTAAAGGTGATAAATTTGATTTTAAAAGATCATTTGAGTTTCTTGAAGCTCTTGGAATTACCTTAGATAGAACAAGTGCTGAGATCAGCGCTATGATGGAAAAGTCTGGTTTTGCAAAAGTGTATGGAGTAGATTATATCTTCAGCTTGCTCAAGATGATCAACAAAGCTGCTAAGTCAGATGATCTTAAAAAAGTAGCAGCTGCTAAAGAGTTCAGCCGTAATCCTATTAAGTACTTGATGGATGGTTTACCTGAAGACTTAAGAGAGAGTGCTGAGAATGCAGAGGATGTAAGAACAAGACTAAGAGAATTAGCTGAGATAAACATTAAGTTCTCTGATAACTATGCTAACTTTAGTGTACTTAGTCCTGAGAGAAACCGTGTTTGGGAACACTTCTTAGACAGTACACTTACCCGTACAATGGGTGCCCTAAACAAGGCAAAAAGCTTTAAGTATCTGATTGATGAAGATGAGCAAGAGTTTGATGTAGATGGTGACTTCAGACACATGCGTTGGTTGAGAGATTCAAACAATCCACATATCAAGCATAGTGTTAATATGAACTCTATCTTCTATATGGATCCAATGAATAGCAAGTTTGGAGAGAGAAGAAGAGTAAGTGATGAAGGATTTAATGAGCTAGAAGTAATCAACGTAGCGGGTACTCAGGTATTAGAAGAAGGTAGCTTAACTCCAGAAGATGGTGTATCTACAAGTTCTGCTGATGCAACTACTAAGTTCCTACAAGAAATGAATACTATGTTGTTACGTGGTGTTCAGGAGTTCATGCGTCACGCATCTAAGTCTATGGCTCAAGGTATCAGAGCTAGAAAAGTAGACACTGCTAACTTTGATAATCCAGGAAAAGAAACAGACTATCTTTATGTAGACATTGCTGATTTCCGTCCTGCCCGTAGAGGTGAGGGTGAACTAGAAGCATTTGATATTATCAAAGGTTATGTAGCTGGTGAGCTTGAAAGAATCCAGAGATTTAAAGCTAATCTCAAAGATGATAGTATCACAGATACAGAATTGCAGATGAAGAACTGGGCTGGTTACAATAGAAAAGTCAGAAAGAAAGACGGGACTATTGTAATGGCAGGTGAAGTATTTACAGCATTTGATGATGTTCTTACTGAAGACACTAAAGAAATGCTTTATGATATAGATGGAGATTTACTTGAGGCTTTAGATGAAAATGATGATCTGTATCAAGCTTTAAAAAATGATGTAGATAACTATTTTGACAAGCAAACTAAAATCAATCTAGATGTTTTAAGTAAAGCTAGATATGTTGATCCAGCTTTGACTGAGGTTGCTACACAAGAAGGTTTGACAAGAAAGCAAGTTGATGAAATCTTAATTAAAGCCTATACATACAACTCTTGGATTCATAACTATGAGTCAGTGATTCTTACTTACGGAGACTTAGCTCAGTATAACCATGAGAAAGAAGAGTTCCATAAGCGTAATGCAGGTATGACAGCTCCAGGAAGAGGTTTTAGAGCTGACCAAAGAGCAAGAGACTATATCAACAGCTCACTCTTCCCTAGACTTTATGCTCAGAAGAAAGGGTATAACATTAGAAACTATGATGGTAGAATACACACAGCTATCATTAAAGAGAAAACGCTTAACTCAATCATGTATGATGAGTACAAAGAAACTCTTTATCAAGATATCTTAACCCGTCTTAAGGATAACAAGACTATTAAGAACAAAAAAGACTATGCTAAGAAGCTTTCAGAAACTGAAGCTAAGGCATACTTAGGCATGGAAGAAGGTGATGGTCAGGGACATGTTACTCTAGAGTCTTACCGCATGCTTAAGACTTTGGAGGGTAACTGGACTGATGAACAAGAAGAGCTATATAAAAGAATTGTAAACGGTGATAAGCTATCAGTAGAAGATATCATTGAATACTTCCCACCTTATAAGTTACAGTACTTTGGAAACATAGACACAAAAGGTTTGTCTGTTACATCATTCCATAAGTTCTCATTAGCCCCACTTATTCCTTCTGTAACAGGATCAGCAAAACTATCTGCGCTACATGACAAGATGATGAAGGACAATGTAGACTATGTAGTCTTTCAGTCAGGTTCTAAAGTAGGACACATTGCACCAGACGGAAAGGGTGATACTATCTTTGATGAAAATGGTGATCTAATTAAAGACTCTAAGTTTACAGTAAATAAAGTATTCTCTGAGTTCTTGAAGAATCAGACAGAACTTAACAGTACATATAAAGAGAAGTCTATCTTCTCTACTCAGTTACGTAAGTTGATCCTTGAGGGTCTTTATGAGAGAGGTGTAATACAGTCTACTGATGAGACTCAGATTACTAGTGATAAAGTAAAGCGCTACATTGATAATGTCTTTGAGTACACTAATATTCTTAAAGTAGAATTACTAGAGAAGATTGGTTATGATGAGAAGACCGTAGATGGTAAACTTGTCTATACACCTAGAGATAAAAAGAGCACAGAAAAACTAGCTGAACTTATTCGCCAGGAACTTGAGAGAGATGACACATTGGGTGACCACTTGATTGAAGGCTTTATAGATGTAACTGAAGATGGTTCATTGAGAAATGACTTATCACTACACCCTGAAGCACCGAAGATTGAGAAGTTGTTACTATCTGTAATCAACAAGAAAATCATCAAGCAGAAAGTAAAAGGTGAGCCATTGGTTCAGGTATCTGCTGCTATGTATGAAGGAGTGTTTGGAAGTCCTATTGCTGATCTTACTAATGCTACAGAAGCACAGAAGAAAAAATACAAAGGGTCTAACTTCCTGCCAACATACCATAGAAAAATTATTGACCTTGATGCATTATACAAAAATGCAAGTAAGGAAAGTCTAAAGGCAGCTTTAAAAACTAAAGAAAGGATACAAGAGGAACAGTCAGCTTATTGGACTCCTACCCATCAACAAGCTCTTAGAGATGAGATACAGTATCTAAAAGATGTCATTGCAGGTAGAAAACCAAAAGTTACTACAACAACAGACGGTACTACAGCAGCTATGAAAGTTATGGTTGCCTTACAAGGTGACTTTAACTATCTGTTGAACCTAGAGCATAATGATGGAGAAGAGATTGGTACTATTGACCGTCTCAATGAAATGATTAAAGAAGACTCTTGGTTAGATAAAGGTACTAACAGACAAGCAGTAACTATGGCTGCTGTGAGAATTCCAGTACAGGGTCTTAACTCTATGGAATTTATGGAGGTGTATCACTTCCTTCCACCAGAAGCCGGGAATATTATTATACCACCATCTGAGATTGTTGCTAAATCAGGAGCTGACTTTGATATTGATAAGTTGACTACGTTTATGCCCAACATATCTGAGGACGGTACTGTAAAAGGTAGACTACTTAAAAAAGGTAAAACTAAAGAAGAGAGCATTCAGATTCTAAAAGATGCCGTAGCTGAAGCTAGAAAGAATAAAGAGTCTCACACTGAGATTATCAAAGCTCAGAAAGCTGCATTAGAGAATGAACTCATAGAAGACATCAAAAACATTCTTGAGCTTCCACAGAACTACCCTTCATTGATTAGACCAAACGGTACTTATATTCTAAAGCCAATTGCAGATGAGCTTGCTCAATATGTGATGGAGTATGACCCTTATAAGAACATGTCTTCTGATTCACCAAACTACAAAAACGTAGATGAGAATGGGGTAAAGACAGTTAAAAAGGTCATTAGTCCTACGCGTGTTCTAGAATCTGGATACAACATATACAAGCATGAGTCTAATGAGATTGGTAAGAAAACCCTTGGTCTTGGAGCTATAGAAAACACATTTAATGTAATCATGAATTCATTAGATGCTAAGATGCCGGCTACATACCTGCAGGGTAAAAGTAAGACACCAAGAAAGATGGAGTTACTCCTTAGACACCACACTACAATTAATAAAGATGGTGATGAAGTAATATCAATAGCTAGTAGATATGATGTAGATAATGTACACAAAGTAGCTGACTTGTTCTCCCAGTCTATCAATGGATGGGTGGATGTTGAGAAAGATGCATGGATCTTCTTTATCCAAGGAAACTATGAGCTTGCTTCAACAACGCTATACCTAATTAAAGCTGGGGTACCTGTAAAAGAAGCTATCTTCTTTGTTTCACAACCACTAGTTAGAGAGTATGTAAAAGAACAAAGACAAGGTAATAGTACATTTGCTGAACCACTTGGTAAAAAATCTGATTCAAAAAGCAATGTAAAGAAGGATGCTGCTTACCGTGTAATGAAAAAAGCATTTGATACTCCTATAACTAGTGATAAATACTATGCTCAGAGACGTGCTCTTTCAGATAAATACTTTGGAGAAAAAGATAGAAACTTCAATGAGGCAGAAATGTTAGAGCTTATTAAAAATTCTCAAGTGCGTCAGGGTAAGATTGAAGCTGAATTTTTTGACAAAAACGGAAGAATGCCGTTAGAAGCTGAACTAGAAAAACTAGTAAAAAAGGCTCAGACAGCTGCCAATAAAATAAAGTATAGTGGATTATCTCAACTTATGTTCTTGCACTTCCTAGAGATAGAACAACAGATTGAAGGTCTTACAAAATTAAAGATAAACTCAAACCCTGATACAAAAACTGATTCAACGGGTGCTGATGTAGAATTAACTGAGTCTGCAAGAAAAGATCTTGAAGATGATACTAAGATTGACCAAGATTTAAGAACAGCCTTAAGGTATGACTCGGTAACTAGTGCAATGTATAATAATGATCTTATACTAGCTTTGCTGCAACCTTTGATGCCATTAAGATATCACCCTAATTTATCTGAATGGATTGTTACAAATCTTAAAATGTTCAAAAGCAATGTAGACAATACTTTTGGGTCAGGGAAAATTGCACAAATGATTGGAACCTTTAGAAATGATCTAGTGAGTATGCTTCTTCAGAATGCATTGAGAAAGTTTAATCTAGGTCCAGCTTACAAAGGTTACAACACAAGCACAAAAATTCCTGTAAATCTAGTAGACAACTTGAAGTTTGGTGCTTATGTAAAGAAAAATGATCAAGGTCAGGACACTCTTTACATTGATGAGATGCAGTTGCGTCAAGACTTTGAGTATGGTTTATGGAAAGAAGGTTCTGAGTTTGAGGGTTCATATGAAGATAGAGGCTTATACGCACTAGATTCATCATACTTTAAGTCTAATGGAACTACTAACATAGCAGAGTATTATGCTTTTGTAGCTGAGAGAGAATACCTGAGATCTATTTACTCTACAGAAGAGATTAGTAAGACTGCTGAATTTAACAGTGAGCTAAGAGGAATAAAGATTACTAAACCTGAGTTAGATAAAGTTGCTCAAGCAAGATATGCTTATGAGAAGATACTAGCTATGAAGGCCCTGGATAACACTTACAATCCTCATAAGATGTTTAAAGATCCAGAGAATGCATATGCTGTTAAATTCAAAGAGTTAATGCAAAGAGATGAAGAGGTGTACGGAGGAAAACTTAAAAAAGAATATCCGGTACTTAGCAGACTAATGCTAGATACTAACTCTACAGAAAGTGTATTTAACTTGTATCTGAATGAGAAGGACTTTACCAACTCTTTGTCTAATCTTTATAATAAGAACTTTGCTGACCTTGCTAATCCAGGAGTAGTTAAAGTAGCTGATCCAGAAGAAAACAAATTAATAAGTGATTTCTTCTCAAGAATGCCATTGATGTCTTTGATGCAAACTGGACTTAACAAAACTAAGATGAACTTCAATAATGTAGTTCCTTTAGAATTGTATACTGACCTCATGAGAGATCAAGGTGACATGTTCATGGATATTCTTGATGATGAAGAAAAAGTTGATACTTTACTAAATAGATTTTTTAATCTGTTTATTAATCAAAACAACATGCTTAATTCAGAGAAGAGCAGATTTAAAGAGCTTTTCTTTGTAAATGATCTTGAGAATATCCCACGTCCAAAAGAAGCAAGGAAGAAAAAGGAGCCAAGAAGCAACTATATAAAAGCTACCAATACACCTAATCTTTATATTTATTTAGATTCAGAAGAAGAATATAAGGAGATGGTTGCTAAACATCCAGATATTGTTTTTGTAGCTAACTCACCAAGAGCTTTGATGACAGATAAAACAAAGATCTTTGAAGGTCAATCAAGACTGAGTAAGATTGATGAGTCAATGACTATACTTTTCCCTACTTCTAATTTAGCATTAAATGATAACTTTACAGGAGTAAAATCTAAGGCGTTTTTTGCAGTAAAAGGATTGTTTGAGGATGCTATAGAGGAGATACAACATGACTTGTCTAGAGGTGTTAAGATAGCATTCCCTAAGACTGGATTTGGTGATGTACGCTTGATGCCTAAAGAATTATTTGTATATTTAAGTAAAAGACTCTATGAGGAGTTTGGATATGTGAATCCGGGTTCTACCATGTATGCAGAAGTTGTAGAGATGATAGCGGAAGAACAAGGTATCAGTGATGCTGAAATAGAGTTTAATTTTGATGAGGAGAATAATCCCTTTAAATGTAAGATATAATGGAGTGTAGTAGTAAGATGAACAGCCTTGATATGCTTAAGGCTGAAAACATCATTAGTGACGTAAGAGTAATTCAAGACTTCCAAAGATTTGATGATGCTAATCTTAGACTAACTGAGTTTGCCAAAAGAACTTATGGTCTAGCACCTACACCAGGTGAACTACTATACAGTGTATCTGACAAAAAAGTAAACGGGAATGTTATATATAGAGCTGAACCTAATGAACTGCTCTTCTCAGTATTAGACGGGTTAATTGATGAGCAGGAGACTAAGTTGCTCATGCAAAAGAGAGAAGCTTCTAATGAAGATGACATAGCTTCTTTTATGAGAGAGGAGCCTAAAGAAGGTGTAAAAGAACTCTTTGATAATAATCCAGAACTAGTTACCATAGGTACACAAGAACAATACACTGCTTATCTAAATAGTATCTTTCCTGAAAGCACTGTAAAAGATATTGTTTATCATGATGCTTACAATGGGGATATAGTATCTGAAGGATTTCTTAAAGAAAGAATTAATCAAGGTGATGGTTTATTTCTTGGAGATGGGTTTTACTTTTATTTTAGAAAAAATGTTAGTATAGTAGAACTTAGAGAAGAGTTTCTTGAAGATAAAAATAACATATTAACTGATCCAGATTATTCTAATTGGGAAGAACGTAATTTTACTGAAGAGCAATGGGAAGAAGCATGGAAAGACTTTAAAAGAAAGTCCCAAGGATATTCTATGTCAAGAAAGTATAGTATACCTGTTATAGTAAACGTAAAAAAAACATTTAAAAAATACGGAGAGACTTATAATGACATAGTAAAGAAGCTTAAGGAAAAAGATCCAAAATTTATGCCTTCAAGTTATTATAGTGTAGTTGCAGAAATGTTGGGTGTTGATAGTGATACTTTAAACAGAAACACTAATAGAAAGTATATAGATATTGCAAACAATTTCCCTGTTATTACAAAATCCATTTCTGATCTTTTAAATGAAAAATTTGGATATGATAGTGTCAACAATCAACTTGGTAATATTAAAGAGTTATTAGTATTTGAACCTGAGCAAATCCACATACTAGGTTCAGAACAAGATATTGAGGGCTTTAGAAGGTTTGTTAATGACCCTACTGGACTTAATGTATTTGAGAATATAGATTTGAGTCAGACTGAATATTACGGTGAGAACAATGAGAGCGTGCCAGTTATGGTGGACGGTATCAGAGTTGGGGACATTTCATATGGTCTTAGCGGTAATTATGCTGTAATCAACTTTGCAAATATACCTGATGAATATAAGAAAAGCGGGGTACTGAAGAACGCTGTGATTGAGCTAGGAGAAACGCTTAAAGCGGATGGCTTAACATTGGTATCTGATGCTTTAGATCCACTTACCAACATGGTATGGGCGGAACTTATTATGGATAACCAGGCTCACATCAATGAAGACCTAGTATATGCATATGGTGAAGGTCCCATGAATATGGGTGTCAAGAGTGACATGGACATAGAAAGATCAGCTGTACTAGGTACTATCTTTGCTCAGAAATTATCTGAGTCTATGAAGACTCCTTACCAACAAATCACCCGGGAGGAAGCTTCTAGGATTCTAAAAAATTCTCCTATCAAATATAATGGTGAGCCAGCATTCTATTATGCCGGTACAGTGTACTTTATAGAAGGAGGTCTTACATTAGATACAGCACTACATGAATTTTCCCATCCCCTCATAGCTGCAATTAGAAGAGATAACTCTAGGCTATTTGATAACTTGTATGACCAACTTATGGGTACAGATGAAGGTCAGATGCTTAAAGAGAAAATGGCTAGACTCTATCCTGAACTACCAGAGGGAAGCGTTCTGTATAAAGAAGAGATGCTAGTACATGCATTAAGTAAGAGAGCAACCAACCAAATAAGACAAGAGATTGAAACAGACGGCTTCTCTAGATTTATTAGAAACTTACTGTACGCAATCAAGCAGGCCCTTAAAGGTATCTTTGGTAGAGTAGATGTTGCTGACATAAATGCTAATACTACACTAGATCAATTAGCACAAAAGGTATTAACCCAAAGCTTTGAGATTGCTAGTAAGATGACTGATGAGGAGGTAGCCCAGTTTGCCAGAGCAGAGAAAGCCCGTATCAACAAGTTAGATAATACTAGTAAGGACCTTGCTAAAAATATTAGTGCTGATGCTATGATAGCAATAATCAATGACTTCTTCTTTAGAAATAAAGAGGTGTTAGATGTTGCTAAAAGAGTAAGTAAAAAGAGTCCTCAGTACAAGGTCTTGGAAAAAGCCATGTTTGAGAATGAAGGTCAGCGTTTGATTAAAGATGTTCAGGCCAGTGTTAGAAAGTTCCAGACCGTACAGATATCTGCAAAAAGAAGTAGAGCTCAGATAGTTGATGATACTGTAGATGCAGAAATCAGAAGATTACAGGAGCTCACTTTACAGGCAACAACTGTTGTCTATAGCTTCTCAGTTATTAACAATGTTATGGATAACATCTATGACAGTTTGAATGATCTTATTAGAAGTGGTGAGTATACTTCCCGTCAAGGTGAAAAACTCTTGGCTGTCTTTAATAGTACAGTTACTGCCTATGGTGAGTTGATTAAAGATACAGATGACTTGCTTGTACGTGACTTTGCAATGAAGACAGACAATCCGTTTGCTCAGATGTTAAGTCAGACAAATACAACTATTCAGAGATCTAAAAATCTAATCACTAAGATTAAGTTTGAGAGAGCTACAGAATTCTACAAAGAGTATACTCAGTATATGAATGACTTTGTAAATAAAGAGCTTAAACAGAATCTTGACCAGCTTAGCGCGCGCCTATCAGAAGCTGAGATAGATGACCTCTATGAGAGAATTGTAAGTAATACAATCACAGATGAGGAAATAAATGCACTTAAAGATAAGAATCTTAGTGCACAAGGAGTTGGTGCTTTTATTGATCACTTTAGAAAATACAGAATCACTGAAGAAAGAATCCGGGGATTACTATCTGGTACGGAAGCAGATGCTTCTTGGTTCAATAGAATGCTTGAGGCTTACACATCTAGTAATGATCCTATAGTAGGTGCCTTTGCAATATTTGTAAATGACATTGAGACCAATGCCATGCAAGAAGTGATGGATTCATCTGAAGTATTTAGACAAAAGCTTGAGCCATTACTTAAAGCTGTGGGTTACAATCCTAATAAGACGCGGCAGATACTTGAGCTTACTACATTTGAAGATGAGGTATTCCATGTAAACTCAAAAGGTGAAGGTGAAAGAGTAAAGGTTTACACACTGCAGAATGAGCACAAGGGTTACCGTGCTGATAGAGCAGAGCTAGCACATAAGTTTGAAGAAGCCAAAGAAACTGGTGACAGAGATAAGATTAAAGATAGCGCAGCAGAACTTAGAAAGCTCTCAATTGATTATCTATATGATATGTTCTTACCTGAAGTATACAAAGCTGATGAAGTCTTTGATACTCCTATAGGTAGATTAGCATGGATAGATAGACAAACTGCACTAGATAACTTTGCCGCAGAGACGGACAAGTACTCAAATGAGATGGAAAGATTTGAGAGTTACTCTACAGCACAAGCTGCTTGGAAAGGATATCAACAACTCTTTGAGCTTAACTATATAGATGGTACACCTAAGTTTGATGACCCTGCTACAGGAAGATATGACTTAAGTAAGGCTATGCTTCTCCGTGAATACCGTGATAAGAACAGAAAGTACTATGAGTTTGTAGAGGTACCGGGTTCTTTAGAAAGAGCATACAATGAATTTGCAAATCTACTTGATGCAGAAGGTGTAAAGAGAGATGGCCCTGAATGGAAAAAACGCATGAGTGAGTGGGATAAACAAAACATCATGCTTGTTTATGCTCAGGAATACTATGATGCTAAAGTAAAAGACATTGAAAGACTTAAGGTACTTCAAGCTAAACAAAACGTAGCTGCTAAAGAGACTTTTAATCTTAGTGAAGCCTATGGGGATATCTTTGAATTGATATATGCATTTAAGGATGAAAAGAACCAACCGGTGCCGTCTGAACTTGGAGTTGACAGATTAAAGATGGTCAAAGAGCTTCAACAAAAGATCAATGATTTTAAAAACAGTTACAACTCTAAGTTAGGTTTAACTAGAGAACAGTTAGATGAGCTTGAAGCATACCGTGAAAAGGTTGAGACTAATGAAAAACTGAGCCCGGCAGAAACAAAGAGATTTGTAAAGCTCAGTGATATGCAATCAGGAGGACTTACTGCTACTGAACATGCAGAGATGACAGGTATCTTTAATAGACTATCTGAGTTATCATCTAAGGTACCTACAGAATATTACATGGATGCACTTAACCACTATTTGGTTAAGATGGGTCTCCCGGAAGTAAAATCTGCAGATGCTAATGACTTTATTAATGGTGACCAGATAGTAGAACTCTTAGAGAAAGACAAAAAGTTTAGCAACTGGTTTACTGCTAATCATGTTACTAAAACTAAGTATGAGAAACAGAAGGGTAAAAGAAAGGCTAAACAATCTACAGTATATGAAAGACTAATGGCTTATTCTGTATCCGTACCTTCTAACCCTGAGCATCTAGTTATTACTAAAGTTAAAGATAGGATTACTGGAAAAGATATAGAGTTCAGAGGTAAGCCTAATGCACGTCACTCTAAATACCAAGTAAAAGATGAATTTAGAACTATCCCTCTTGGCGCTAACTGGGATGATTATGTTGGCATATATGTGGACAATGAATACCAATTCTTGCCAAGGCCGTATGATCTTAATGATCCTAATAGTGCTGTTAGTGACAAGTATGTGAACCAAGAATACTTGGCAATGAAAAACGCCAACAGTTCTCAGTTTAAATTAATTGAGCTTCTCAAGGAGTTCCATCACAAAAACCAGGAAGATCTACCTAGAGGATCTAAGCTTTGGAATGATATGCCAAGATTTGGTGTAAGTGGAACCTTAGAAAGTATACAAGGTGGTAAGTATAAGAATAACTTAGAAGTCCTTAGAGGTAGTATCAGGTATCAGTTAGATAAATCTATCTTAAACAGAAAACTTAAAGCTGATGAGTATGAGTCTAATGCAAACTTTGATGTGAATCAACAGCTTGTAACTACTGACCTTCAAGGTAACCAGTTGTCTTATATCCCTATATCAGGATTGTATAACATTCCTATCAATGAGGTATCTCCAAATATCATTGATAACCTAATGAGATACCAGACATCTGCTAAGATGCAAACTAAGTTAATTGATACAGTTGACTTAGCTAAAGGTATTCTTGAGACACTTGAAGACAACCCACTGAAACAACCTAATAAGTTTGACAAGAAAGTAGCCAAGCTTACAGGGAAATTAAAACCTGCGGGTGCCGGTAAGAGTATTACTTATAATAGACTTGAACAATTCAGAGCCTTGTTTGAAAGAACCTATCATGGTAGACAAGTAGTAGGTGTAGAAGAGTCTAACCCATGGTTACATAAACTGATTAATGGTATGACCAAAGCTGCCGGTAGAGCAACACTAGCAGTAAACATACCTTCAGATTTAAAGAATAGGTATGGTCAGGTTATGCAGAATATTATTGAATCTACTGGAGGTGAGTACGTCAGTTTACAATCTTATTTTACTGCACAACCGTGGGTAAAAAAGACAATGATTGAGTGGGCTACTACAGGTATTTACACGAAAGGTGGTCAGAGTTTATCAGTTCAGTTGATTCAAAGATTTGACCCATTCTTTAAAGCTAAAGAAGAGCACGGTAGATCTATCACAAGAACAATGGCAAAAGACTTACTTGATGGATCATGGATGTATGACTTCAGAAAGTTTGGGGAAATGGAAGCTGCTATGCAGTTGTTTGGAGGATTCATGCACCATAAATACTTGGACATGAAAACAGCTAGCGGTGTAGTACCTATCAGATACATTGATGCGTGGGAGCTAGATGAGAATGGTATCATCACGCTTAAACAGGGTATTGATCCTGAATGGGGAAATAGAGAGATTACTCATGAATATATTCCAGGAGAAACTCTACAAGAAATTGCAGATAAGTACTCTATGTCTGTAGAAGATCTTAAAGCAAAGAACAGTATCAGAGAAGCATCACAACTACAAGAAGGCCAAGAGTTAATTATCTCTAAAGCCATGAAGTTTAAACAATTCCGCAACCAGTTCCAAGCAGTATCAAGAAGACTATATGGTGCTTATGATTCATTTGGTCAAGCTGAAGGAAACAAATACCTAGCCTATAGATTATTTTTCTTTATGCGTAAATGGGCTACACCAGGTTTTGTGAATAGATTTGGTATGGATACCAAGTCAGGAAACGTAGGTGGTTACAGATATGATTGGGCATTAGGAAAACCTACCCGCGGTTATTATATAGGTGCGCTTGCTGCACTTAAGAAAATGCTCACGTATAAATCAGATGCATATCTTTATATGACAGCCCAAGAAAAGGTGGATCTTAAAAGAACTATAGGAGAAGGAGTATCTGTGTTACTTGCAGTACTTGGAATTCTATTACTCTTTGGATATGATGATGATGATGAAGCTAGATGGGAAAAGATCCGCGCTAGATCAGGACCAGCATTTACTCCTGATTTCCAACTCAGAGGTTATATGGTAAACCACATGTTGTTTTTGATGATGGGTGTGAAACAAGAGACCTCTACCTTTATGCCTATACCAGGATTAGGGTTGAATGAATATGCTAAGTTCATTGGTGTAACTTCACCAGCATTTGGTTCTACTCTTAAAATGTATGTAAAGATTATTGATGACTTAGCGAGTATGCTTATGGGGAATGACAGTGCTTACTATAAGAAAGATACTGGACCATATTCTTGGCAACAAGAGGGTGCACCAAAAGTAATTACTCACTTTATGGCAACATTTGGTTTGTCAGGTAGAACTGGAGACGCTGAAACTCTAATTAAGAACATGGAGAAATACAGTAGTAGACCACCGCAGTAAGAAAAAAAAAAGGGGGAAAGAACAGCGTTAGCCATTCTTTCCCCCAAAGGTTTATAAGAAGAATTGATCAGAGTTATTCTCTGAGTCATCTTCAAAATTCAAATCAAAATCAAGTTCTGGTTCTTCAGTATTGTCTACTGAGAACTTAACTCTTTCCGGTGCTACTACAACTACCTCTTCTTCTATAACTTCTTCTGCTGTTACAGCATTGTGGAAGTCAATAGCTTCAAAAGTATTACCTGCAGGATCAGTGTATTCAATTACATCCGGTTCTTGTATAGGAACAATAATATCATCAGTTATTTCTTCCACTTCAGACCATACATCATCATCAGCCATAAGCGTAGATTCTATCTCAGCAATCTGGTCTAAGATGTTAGTCTGATTAGGAATAGCATTTAATGGATCTACCATAGGTACAGTAATCTCTACTGCTGGTGTAATTGGTGCTACAAGAACTTGACCTAAGTTGAACTCATTACTAATGAACCAGTGTAGCATGCGCTGATCCTCCATCCAAGTTCTTGGGTGAGACTGTTGCAATGCTACGGTAGCATGGTTATAGAAAGACCATAGTGTATCCTTACCACCATTATAGAAGAAGCTTGGCTTATCCATCTGCTGACGGATGATACTAGCTTGCTCAGTAGTCAAGATCTCATACTCTGCAAAGAGTACCCCGAGAATCTCAGCTTGCTGTCTAGAAGTCATAGAAACAGTTTTCATAGCTTCTTTATCAGCAACTAGGTTATCATAGTACATCTGTGCATTAGTCAGGTGATTCTGCATCATAGCAATTGTATCTGCATCTGCAGTACCTGTGTGCTTTCTTGCATATGTACCAATCTCACCACATAACATGACGGTTTGATTAGCGTGCACATAACCACCTACGGCACATTTAAATCTAATTTGTTTATTGTAACTGTTTGTCCATGCAAACATAAGGGACATCTCCGGGTCTGAATTGTAATTCAGCTGGTAGATACCTTGAGCAATTTGCCCATCATGGGTAGCTCTATATTCTTCACTATGTACAGTGAAACCCATTGCAGCAATCTCTGCAAGGGCATAATCCATTATTGATTTGTGTGAAATAACTGTGTAAGTGGCAGCGTGAACTGGCAACGGAACAGCTTCCAGAGTAGCTCTGGTGATGTCTTGAATTTTTCTTGGCATTAGAATAAACTTAATTGGTTTATAAACGGTTCAAGTTTATGAATCTCCTTCATAATCTTTTCTAGATAGTAATCATAGTTTAAATCATAGTCTTTGATGTCTTTTTCTACATAATCAATAAAGACGGTCTGTAAATACTTACCGGCTTCTGTCTGTGCACTACGTCCATCTGCATAATTCTCTTTCATAATCTTACATCCGCTATTAGACATATAGTATCTGATAGTCTTTTGTAGTTCTTCTTTCTTGTGCTCACCATTATCAATATGCTCTTTGATGAACTTCCAGTCCCCGCGGATCTTTTTACCTGCACAGAAATCAAAGATGTTAGTTTGAGATTGCAAGAAGTCTCTAGGGTCAACACCATGGACAAAGTAATAGAAGATACCTCTGGCTACAACTAGATGACTCTTGTTTTTATGCAGAGCCAAATCAGCAAACTCAAATCTACCTTTACACTTTACAGCACTGTACTCATATACGCCAGGCATTACTCTTTTTGTAGGGTAATGTGGATTGTCATTTCTTATTCCAAGTATAGTATCATAATCAACTTGCTTTGGCATGTTTACCGCAATATAATTATTTACATCACCTAGAATAATCTTATCATACTTATCATGCTCTAACTGCAGATTGGTAATCACTTCCCATTGCTTACAGATCTCATAGTACTTCTCTTCATAACCTCTTGGTATTATAGTCTCAAGACCATCTGTATTCTGCATCAGAGGTATAGAACCAGGTATTCCTTCAGTAAGCATCTCATATAGCATAGCCAGACTCAACTGACCATTAATAGTAATACGCATAGTGAACTCCGGATCATATAGGAAACTATTCTCATCATTACTCAAACCATAGGTTGAATTCAGAATGATCTTGTATACATAGTTTCTGATGTCTTTCTTACTGATCTTTTTTCTCTCATCAAAGAACCACTCATACTGTTCACAGAATTCTTCTTTAGGTAAATGAGCAGGAGCCCACTTATTTCTAATAGCAAGATTAGGATAATAACTGACAACATCTGAAGTCATGATAACCATCTCTTCAGTAGACTTGTAAACTTTACCTGTCCTGGCACCATGAATACCACCAAGACCAAAGTCAGTTTTTACACCTTTGTACTGAATAGAATACTTAAATCCATCTTTAGTTTCTTCAGGAAGTACTATAGCTTCATTAAACTTACTAAGTAGCTTCTGAAACGTAGCAGTGTTAAATTTTACATAGTCCAGAATAATATCCTTGACTATAATCTGATCACGCTTAGTTCTAAGCTGTTTAAGCTCATACTTTTTTATTCCGGTCTTCTCACTTAGGAAATGCAGAAACAATTCTTTAGAGATCCTTGGTTCAGATGCAGAGAACAGATTAATGTTGTACTCATCTGTCAAAGTCTTGCGGAGCTCAATATGCTTCTTACTAAGCTTCATGATAGCCTTAGTAGACTTAACATCATTCTTACAATAGTGAATCACTTCTTCTATCTGCTCAAAGGTTGTTATCTCAGAACTATGGTGTATAGGCATATCAACAATGTTGTGCCAATCCATAGTATACTGAATCCACTTCAGGCTTGATCTTTTAGCTGGGTTATCCCAATGGTTCAGTTTAAATACATCTACCTGATTTATCTGAATGTCTTTAGGACTAAACTCTAGAAAGTTACCTTCATCTTGACTCTGAATAATATGTTGTGCTTTACCATAGAGCCATTCAGCAATCTCACATCCACCCATCTCTCTAAGCTGATCAGAGTTCCGCAGGATATATTCAGTAATCTGACTGTCAAAGCCAAGACCATTGAAACTAACATGCCACTCATCCAGGGTAATGCTTCTCTCTAAGAATACTATAAGCTCATCTATGTCATTCTGCAAATCATGCACAACAAATACTTCTGTGCTCTCATCTTTTACGCTTTCAAATACTCCAATGAAACAATTACTAATAGTCTCATAGTCCATTACCCAATGTGTTCTCATACTCAATTTTTTACATAAGAAAAGGGGAGATAGAACTTGACAACTACCTCCCCTCATCAACTGCCTGACAGGGCTATTTCTTAACTTCTAGGAATGATTTCCAATCCATGTCTTTGTGGTTAATTGCAAAGAACTCTACCAAAGACTTAATAGCATCTATGTCTTCAACATAGTACTCTTGGAAAGTCTCAATAGTCTTTCTTTCTTCCTTAACCGTTCTACCATTGGCTCTCTTAGTTTTCAGTGGAGACGGATCACCGTTCTCATCTAGCTTAGGCAACATGTGCAATGTTGTCTTGCTAAGTTTACTGATAATAACAAATACCTTGGTAGCTGGATCAAAAATACATTCTACATAGGGACAGTCATCTGTTACAGGGATCAATCTAAAAGTTTCTCCCTCATTCCATGATGATTTGACAACATACATGTTGCCACCATTTACTTTACTCATACTGTTGGTTTTTTAATTAATACAAATTAACCTAGAATTTCTCTGTTTTCCAAATTGATCACTTCCGCCATTAGGTTTTCTTTTTCTAGGTCTGGTTTACTACATAGTTCACCAACTTCTCTTAGCAACTCTTCATTTACACCAAGTAGATTAGCATACAAGCTAAAATACTTCTCTGGAAACATGTAACTGTCTACGTAGACATGAGTGCTACTATTTTTGTTAAAGTGATCTCTAATTTTGCGCTTTAAATCAGGATTCATCTTACTGTACTGACCATTGATAAAATGGTTCCAATCATTTGTTAAATCAGAAAAGTCAAAAGATATCAGAACTTGATCATCTGGCAAAGGAATATAATCACAGACCCTCTTGTGGCCTAGTAATGTATTCTTCTCAAATGTCAGATACTCAGCATCTGTTCTCTTTGAATAGACAGTTATTAATTTTTTATCCTCGGGTGTCATATACCCTTCCCAAGACAAATATGTCTGGTCAGGTATAGCAGGACAACCTCTTTTAATTCCAAGGAGCGGATAAAATAACACCTTGGACTTTTGGAAATATTCCGTATGAAGCGCTTCTATTAACATACATTCTACAATTTTACATTACCAATTGCTAAGTTGTAAGGTAAGGTATAGTCTTTCTGCTCATAATGATAGTTCAACACATTAAGAAGCTCAGAAAAACTCTCCATCCACATACTTAGCGTTTCCTCTGAAACTTGGAATGGATAAACCTGGTTATACTTATCAATTACAATAAATGTAAACACAATTTTCCATTCATTAGCATCAGCTTTTTCTTTAATCAGATTGTTGAACCCCATAATGCAGTAGATGGCCGCTTGAATATCATAGCGGTAGAAGTCTACTGTGTCTGGGAAGCTTTGAATAGATTTGCTGGTTGTCTTAAGGTCACTAATGAAGATAGTCTTAGTGTTTTCATCCACTACTATACTATCAGCAAAACCTTTTAGACCAAATTTAAAATCTGTAAGTTCTGTTTTGAGTGCTACCTCATTGTAAACAGTTACACCATTGGAGTTGTCATGTCCTAGTTGTAACAGCCCCATTGCCATGTCACTTGCTTTGAGGCTAATTAGTGATTCTTCTGCCTTTGACTTTACAGAAGCGTCAATAACTGTTTTACCTTGTTCTTTAACTTTGAGGAAATCAAAATATACCTTGTTATCATCTGTAAGTATCTTATCAATTCTCTGTGCGTCTGTTTTAAGTGCTTGATAGAGATTGTTTGAGAGTAGCTGATTGAGTATATCTGTAGGGAAGTCCTCCAAAGTTAATGATTCATTTTGTAATGGCAAGTAATTATGATAGAAAATATGTTCTAAAATTACTTTGTTGCTTGCCGTGGGAATTTTCCCGGGCATCATTACAAACTGGTCATCAAATTTATCTGGCTCAAGTAATAGACAGTGCAGTACCCTACCTGCTATGAGGTGGGTATCTGTACTATCTTCTTTTTGCTTGAGAATGTAATGGTTGTAGAACCATTTTGGGGATTGTAAAAGCTTATTTATGCCTGAGTAGCTAAAATAAAACTTCTCATTATAGAACTGGACTAGATCCGAGTTCAGCGTGTTGAGGCTCAATGGCATCTTCTTCTTTTTTAATTAGTGTAAATACTTCTACTCTCTTGACTAACTGCTTCTCAAGTATCTGAGAAATCTTATCATTGAAAGTCACAGCTTGTACTTTAAAGTAGGTTGAGTCACCACGATTTGAAACCTCATCATGATACTTCTTTATTACTATACTCATGTTCTCTATAGTAACTGCATCTTTTTGGAGTAGACCCGATACAACATCATCTTTACTAATATAATTAGGACTAATACCTAGATAAGAACATAGACCCTTGAAGTTGACGTGGTTTCTACTTCTTTGATCACTGATTCTACTACCATATTCTTCAAACAACATAAGAATATAAACTAGACTCTCAAAGTAATTTGAGTTAGCCATAATCTCCATTGCCAATACAGTATTGTCTGTGTCACCGCTATTAAACATCCCGCAGAGTGTATTGTACATAGTCTCATCTATAGTAACAGCATCTGTACCATTGATATACTTAAGTAAAGAATCTTCATGATAAATATCTGCACCTTGATAAGACTTGTATTCTTCTACACGGTCTGCTTTGATATAGTAAAAAGGATTACTACCCTTACAATCTTCATTAGATAAAGAATTAGGTACTACAGCATCAGTTAGCAACCTTGCCGAACTGTAGCTATCTATCACAACATATTCATTTTGGTAGAACTCTAAAGCATCTCTTACCTTTTGTAAGTAATAAGTATCAATATTTACATCAGGCTCTAAGGCTTCAATGAAGTTCTTGAAACCTTCTGTTGTTACTTTATAAGACCAGCTATAATCACATAGTGCATCATCAGTCTTATGACCAATGATAACCTTATCAGCTTGATCTATATCTCTAACAGACTTAGCACCAAACTCATTATAGATATTCTTTAGTTTTACTCTTGGTATAGTAACTCCAGTAGCAAAGAATAACTTATCACCTTGCTGAAGATCACATACACGCTTAGCCTCAAACTTTTTAACACCATCATAAGTACCGTCTACAGCATCTATACCAACTGAAATCTTATAGTCTTCATGTTTCTTTGAATGCCAAAAACTGCCATCTTCCAGATCAATACTGAATTTTAAAAATGTTTCCATACTTTATTAAATTGTATAAGGCGAGTTTTACCCCGCCTTATCATTGTTTTGAATTAGTAAGAAGTTCCTTTTAGAGGGGAACTGCTCTACGCTTGTTTTACTTGACAGCCATCTTGACTACCGCACTGTTCATCATTAGTTTTTGCCATTTGGCTTTGTTTCCATTGACAATCTCTTTAACCATGAAATACTTCAAGTCATCAGAGAATGAATCACAGTCTGTAAGTAGTTTAATCACACGATTAATCATTGCATCTGGAACTGCTTTATCTTGTGAATGCACCAAACAAAAGTTGATCAAACGTGTAGCCATCACACTAGAAATATCAGCACGGAAATCATCTCCTGTACCAATTACAGAGTTCAACTGACCAATAACATAAGCCTCATTAGGATTGTTAATCACGTCACTTGGTGCAATGATTCTATCCATCTGATTATTAATGAACATAGTGAACAAAGATGATACTTCTGGACCTACAGAACCTTCACCAATCATTTGAATAACTGGCAACTCATCCTCAAACTTAGTAATAGAGCTGATAGAGTTAAAGAAGGTAGTAATAGCTCTTGGATTAACAGATGTAGTTACTATCTCAGGATTCATCAACAAGAAGTTGATACATCTACCGTCAATACCAACAGACTCTGCCCAACGTGCCCACACTTTCTCACAGAATTTTACCTCAGTAGAGATAAATCTGGTCTTCTGAGCAATGTCAAGACTAGTTACATTATAGTCACCATTGTCTGGATTAGTAGTCAAGACGATATGCCAGTTCTTAGGTAGCTTCCAAGAGATATACTCTTGACGGTCTATTAACTCCATAGTGGCTTGCATAAATCTTTGGTCTGCACGAGTGTAGTCATCAAGGATTAGGAAACCACCTTCTTGTTGACCCTGAATCCATTCAGGAGCAGCATGAGACATTCTACTTTGACTAGTAGGTCTAAATCCATTCTTGACATATGTCTCAAGTAAAGTTTCTTGAACCCATTTCTTTGCACCTTCTTTATTCTCAATCTCAAATTCTTTGAATGGGAAACCTACAAGGTCACCCAACTCTTCTATCTGGCTCAAGTTTAGCTTAATTACAGCCATATCCATCTCAACAGCGAGCTGCATTAGGGAAGAAGTCTTACCCAAACCTGCATCACCCTCAATATTTACAGCTACAGGAACTTTGCCCTGAGCTTGAATGAACTGGTTATTTCTAACCATGTGTCCCAAAAATCCTTTTAATTCATCAATATTCAATTGTACTTGGCTCATAACTTTTCTTTTTAGAGTTCTAACTTAATCACTTTGCCCGGAAGGCTATCATTCATACTTGACCGTTCAGACAGCACCCATAATACTGGTGCTTTTGGTTGCACAGATGAGTAACACTCACCATCTGTAAAATATACAAGACTTGTATACTTTCTTAGATTGGCATTATAATATTCTAGGACGGGATCAAATTCAGTCCCACCTCTTCCATGAACTGTAAGATCTTTCTTGGGATCAAACGGTTCAATAGATTTAATTGTTGTATCACACTGGATAATAGTAACGTCAACCCCACACTTATGAATGTGATAAATCTCACCCATAAACTCTTTGAGTTCAGTGTCACTTACAGAACCTGAAGTATCAATAGCCAACAACATGTGTTGTCTCATCTTAATCTTCAGACCTGGATTGTCAGAATATCTTCTATTCTCTTTTCTTCTAAGCTTCTTTGTAAAAACTTTAGTAGATGTACCTGTGAATCTTCTGACATAACCACGCCAGTCAAACTTAGGCTTTTCCAAATTTTGAAGTTTGTCAAGTAGCTGTTGGATATTACCCGGTACAGTACCTCTCTTCTTTACAGTTTGTTCTGCAGCATTAGTAAGAATTCTTTGAACTTGTTGTTCAATCAACTTTTGCTCTGCTTCAGATAAATCTTCAAATTCTTCCCATGTAGCATGTTCTGGAATCTCTACTTCTTTATCACCGCCAGGACCACCTATAACTACGGTACATTGTCCTTGTTCTAGACCATCCAGTAGTTTATCCATATTAGGAGAACCACATGTACCATTCTGTTTTTTCTCTTCCTGAGCTTGTTTAAGCTTGTCATAATAATAACGGCAACCAGCTTTAAGGTCAAGATTCATGTCATCATAGTCTTTGATGTCAATACCACCTTCAGGTAAATATTCATCATCAATGTACTGATTGATCTCCATGTCCATAGCTATGTTTGCCATCTTGTGATCTGGAAACTTAAATACTTGACTCAGGTGGAAGAAAGCAATGTGCAATAACTCATGCTTTAGTAAACCTATGTGATGTGCTTCTGGTAATTTCTCCCAGAAATCTTCATTGATAGCAAGTTGGTAGTTAATACCATTCTTACTTACGCCTGCCGTTGGAACTCTATTAGTCCAAATCTTGTTTAGCATAATCAGAAAGAAACCATAGAAGGGTTCTTTCCACATTAGCTCTTTGCTGGCTTTACCCAGTGAATCATGTTTACTCATTTCTTTAGATTTATGTTAATCTCTAAACTCTCTACGGGGTAACCCATAGTTCCTAACATCCGAGTTAATTCAGCTACATGTCCTTCTAAGAACAGCTCAATAATCTCAGGCTTAGTTTTCTTTTCAATCATAATTGTCAGACCCTTACCATAAGTAAGAGGCTCATTCATATTTACAAACTTGTCCAAAATTTTGTAAGACTTCGGAGCATGATTTTCCCAAGCAGCCTTATCATATTTACTAAACTTGTAGAAATAAATAAGATATCCAATTTCTTTTGTACTAAATGTGTGAGCATCAATAGCCTGGAAAGCTATAGTCATGTTGTCTTGATCTTCTGACTGTAACATCTTTAAGATATTACTTGCTTCTTGTCTGTTTAAAATCATCAGTCTTCTATTTTAAGTGTTTTAATCATCCATTCTGTAGGTGTATTAATGTTATCCACCCATTCTTTAGCACTAGGGATATAATTATTACAATCCTCCTTGACATGCTGTTCTGCAACATATCTTGTGTATACAGTTTTACCAGCAGAGTTGACAAAAGATACACCAAATACCTTCTCACATTCAAAGATACCTTCAGCATGATGTCTAAACATCCTATGCTTACTATGGGCTATCCATGCTTTAGTAGCATCAAACCACTCATGAATGTGATGGTAATCTTCAGGTACACCTCCAAACTTTCTAGCTGATGATTTTGAATGTTCCCAAGGATGTGCCATTACTCATCAGCTTTACTTAATAAATCTCCTTCATGCAAGAACTCTTGAGTTACTCTAATAACATTGTTGACTTTGTACTGTCCTGAAGGCACACAGATTGATAGTTCTCCATAACCACCATCATTATTCCACCAATCTTCAAGATCATCTAAAATTCTATTATTGGCAAAAGATTCTAAATCATCACATAATTCAGAAGTCAAGCTTCTCAAATCTGCAGAATCACCTCCCCATTCATCAACTAAGTCATCTACATCATGTGGATTCTCACAGGGACTTGTTGTATAGTATATCCATTCAATAGCACCTGAGTCTCCTCCACCTTCATATCTTACTTTAACCCCGGTCACACCAAGGTCAGCCAGCTTCAATAAGAGGCTGGTAACTTCCATTTCTGTCATACTTATCTTGAAATTATGTGATTTACAACTCTTCCCCAATATTCCCAACGGTCCATAGGGGCAAGAGCTTTAGCAGCATGAGCAGAGTTCAATGCTTCTTTCTTAGCTTTTTCTTGGCCGTAAAGTTTTAGTGAATTGTTATACAATTCATCTGCTTTTTCTTTTGAACGCATATTACTTTGTTTTATAAAACCTACCTAAGATATTCCCATTTAGGAATTCTTCTTTCTCAAGCACTTCATATTGAAACTGGTGCTTTACTTCCTGGTATGTAAGCTCTGTGGCTGAATAGCATATCCTGAGAATCTCTCTCTTGATTTGTACTTCTGCTTTGTGAGCATCTTTGAGAATCTTATTACTGCTGTAATATCTCATGAAATCTGGTTTAAGTTCCCGCGTATACTTCTTGAGCCTTTTATCAGTGCTCATAGCTAATGCTTTCTTACCCATTTTCCTCTTGATATTAGCAAAGAAGTTCTTCTTACCAATATATGCAATTGACTTACCATCTATAATGGCAGTCATCATGTAGATAAAACCTACACCACCATCTGGGATGCAGAATTCATCAAACTCTTTACCTTGAAATGTCCAACTCATCTAATAAAGATACTAATTTTTCCTTGACTTTAATAAGACCATGAGCCTTGACTGAATCAGATAAATCCTTCTCCATATCAAGCACTACATAGCTAACTCCATAGTTTTCCTGATACTTCTTAGCTGCTGCTATACCCGGTTCATCATTGTCAAACAAGACGATCACCTTACCAAATCTTTGCTTCAATATGTGCATACCAGTTTTAGTAATCATACTGTTCTCACTGTCAGGAGCAATTGATTGATAACCTTTTATTCCAAGTTTCCTAAATGCCATTAAATCTTTGAGAGATGAAGTAATAATCAAAGCATCACAACTGCTAGAGGTTAACTGATCAGAACCCTGTGTATAATTCTCAACTTTGATAAACTTCTTCTCTGGATTCTTGGGCATGTAGATCTTGTATAAAGAACCATCTTTCCGGAAATAACCATAGACATACTTTCTATTAAAGGTCATAGAAGTTACAGTACCATCTAGTTCTGTCTTCTCCATAGTGAAGAACTCTAACGGAGCAACATTGTAGTGCTCTAATAACTTAGAACCTATCTTGTAACCCATCCAATAGGCCTCATCTAGATTAGTCCAGTGTCTGATCTCATAGTCAGTAACCTTAAACTTATCATGAAACTGATGCTCTGTAGTTGCAGTAATGTTATTATCCTTGAGATAGGCAGCATAATCAGCCACAATTTTATTGACTGTATGAGCAAATGTTCCAAGATTAAACAAGGATGTTACTAAATGAATTGCATCACCCTGATGACCTGAAGAGAAATCTTTGAACTTGTACTGTCCACTCATGGTGTCAAAATAGACAAACATGGATGGTACTTTATCACTAGAATTAAATGCAGATAAAATCTTTACATCTTGACCTGTTAGTCTTTCCTTGAGATTGAGATAGTATTCAAATATCCATTCTCTTGGTACATCTTCTATACCCCCGATAATTGTTCTTGTAGATATCATAATTTGTAAATTTAATAGAAAAGGGGAACCCTTAGACTCCCCTTTAACTATAAGCTGCTATGCTTAGTCAAGACTGAAGTCTGAAGATGATCTAGTTGGAATATCCAAATCATCATCACCGAATCCCACAACGGGTTTTACTTCTAGTTTCTTAAGATGATCTGCCTCATTGTAAGGCACTACCTTAGAGCCTTTAGCTGCATAGGCATAACCATCTTTAGAACCTTTTGGCAACCACATATCGTAATTAGTGTAACCAGTTTTACCTTCATATTCTTTACCAGCAATACAGAACTCAAGATACTTATCTTTAAAAGGAGCTGTGGTGTTGAATGCATTTACAAACTCCTGGATTGTGTCATGCTTATTATCCTGGGCCAAGAACCAATCATTGATTCCCAAAGTCTTACATAAGTTCTGCAAGAACATCATGATAGATCTATCTCTCTGAATCTTGATACCTGACTTAGTCTCACCATCAGCAAATGCATATTGGCTAGCCTTAACTCTACCAATCTGACCTGCATAGTGACCCTTGCTTGCATCATCTTTGTCAATCATAAATCCTTCAAACCCTTCAATAGGTTCAGTCTCCATGTTCATCATGAGATGCACTGCATCTGGAATGAATTTGAAATCTTCTAAATACACACTGTTAATTTGTAGTGCGTGGTTTCCCGGTGCAAATGTTTTAGGTAGTCCTCCACCTTCTTTGCCCAAATCTGTTGTGCTTAAAGCCATCTTTCTTTGTTTTATTTGTTAATAAATACCTTGTCCCAAGTTGTCTTAAGGACTCCGTCAATCATCTCTGTTATTACTATCTCCTCATTTCTAAGATGCTCTGGTCTTGCACCACAAGTGACTTCATCATTGGTTTTGAATGTAAGAATGGTCTTATTACCTTTTCTATACATATAACCAATAGCATCAGCCTGTGCACAAATCATTGATTTAATCTTACCAGTTAAGTCAATGTTGGCAGACATAACTAGTTCACCTTTATCATCAACTTGTTTGTCTTTGATATGACCTGATAAGATAATTGTGGGCGCTAATGTATCAATAAAATCCAATACTTGGAAGAATGCTTGACGGATATATAAATATCCTGCACCATTAGCTAAAGTAACTACAGTGTCACCATCAAAGTTCTTACCCATTGGAGTCTGTCTGTAGAGTTTGATAGCCAATGGCATAATCATTTCCTCTAATGCAGTTACAGTATCTATGGTAACATAATCATATGGTCTTCCTGCTTCCTTAATAGCTTTACCGGCATCTAGCAGTTCTTGAAGAGTAGTGATCTTAATCTTAAGAGCATCAATGTAATCAGTTCCGTTTTCTAAATCAAAAATCAGATTGTTATCAAGACCAGCATACGCTGTGGTTTTACCAGTCTTTGGCTTAGAATAAATTAATATTCTCTTAGGGTTCACTCTGTCCCCCTTAATTTTTACAGTTGGCAATGTTATTCCCATGACTTAAGAATTAATGATGTCATTTAACCATTTCTTGTTACTTACCGGCTTTTTAAGCATGATAGCTGCAAGATCTCTCATTGTAATTTGACTCAACGGAGCATCTAGATCTGGATCCATGATCTCATCAAAGTCTGGGAACTCACTTACCTCTACTGCTTGTTCCATTTCAATCTTAATCAACTCTGATACAGGGACAAGATATCTGAAATGACCATTAGCTGCTGGTTCAGTCTTCTCATACTCTTCTTCATAATGGGGATTGAATCTCCACTTGTAAAGAGTTCTGGTAGGATCTTCAGGGTCTAGGTCAATACTTGTAAACTCAGTATAGATATCCTTGCCTTTCTTAAGTTCACTAAGAAAGAATCCAATATGCTGCTCTGACATAAATTTAGGCACATAAGCACACTTGGGGATGAATACTGGGTTGTCTTCACCTAGTAACTTGAATTTCCATTCATGAAACGCATACAGTTCCTCAGTCTTTTCTTGCCTGTTGATTGTAGGTTTTGTTGTTAAACTCATAATTTACTATTTTGTTGTTAGTCTTTTCTCCTGTTGTGGAGGTGTAATCATCTCTGCAATCATCATCTTTTCAAATTCAGCCTTGAAGAAACATAATCCAGTCTCACCATTTCTTGATTTAAGAAAGTGTAGTACTAAGATCTTGTCATCATCAATCACATACCTATCAGGTCCATAGAATCTAATTTTCTGTTTACCAGGTCTATTAATTCCTATGACAGTATCAGCATGCTGCAGAATTGCATCAGAACCAAATATATCAGACTCAAGCACGTAATTACCATATTTACCATCTTCACTTCTCTCAGGGTTGTCAATATTTCTATTGAGCTGACTCAAGAGTACAAATGCTACCGGCCACTGTCTTTTAAGAGATGTAATTGCTTCACCTAGGTTTGCTAGCATGTCCTGCTTAGACTTTTCCGTAGGTCCGTTCTTAAATAGTACAGAGTGATCTATAGTAATCAGAGCTTTTGTAAAAATCAGATTATCATCAGAATCATAGTGTGCATGGTCCATCATGTATTCCCCTATAATTTGCTTGAACTCTTCTACGGTACAAGGCCTTTCTACTACGTCTATGGGATACTTTATTTTGGCTTTTGCGTAATCATAACATTTTTGTAAATCATCACCTGAAAGTTTTCCGTCAGCACTACATAAGTACTTGTAAGATCTACCAATCACACTGGAATACTCACGTATTGCAGAAGTTCTTGCTAGCATCTCAAATTGGAATTGCAGGACTCTAAAGTTCTCACCGGGGTTAAGAGGAAAGGACTCTCTTACAATTTGTTCTGCAATAAGAGTCTTACCACTGGCAGGCCTACCGGCAATCACAGTGAAGGTATTCCACTCTAATCCATCTGTAGTTGCATTATTAAACTTTGCCCATGGTGTTCTGAGACT